ACTACGGCAATCTGGTCTTTGGCAAAAGGTCTGATGTAATATTAAGGTATGAAGGGCAGGATATAATTAAACACGCAATCACTCATATCCTTGATGATAATATGGATTTCTGGATGTATGATCCACAAGTGGAAACTTTTGTTTGGAAGTATGGTGAAAAACCGCCTTATTCCAAATATGATGAAATAAGAATTTTAAGGATGACAGTATGACAGACGATACGAACGTCTGTACGCCGATTGTATAGCTTGATAACTTTAGTTAAATAAAAAGGAGTAAATAATGGCAGGAATAAATAACTATCCCGGCTTTTTATCCGATATAGTTCAAGGAGATACAAAAGATTTTCGGATTGCTATTACTCTTGAAGGAGTTGCGGTTGATATAACCGGGAGTACGTTTTATCTTACTCTTGATACAGATAAAGTAATTGCAACTGCCCCGGAGTTAGAGGTTACAATAACTTCACTTAGCGACCCAACAAACGGTATTACTACAGGAACAATTACTGACACTGAAACTGCAGCGCTCACAGCCGGGACAATGTATTACTCACTGCGTTATGTTACTGCAGCGGGTAAAACTTACGTACTTGACATGGGTGAAATTACAGTACTTCCAGGAGTCTCTTCAAGGATAGCATAATATGCCAGATTATACTTTTGACATAACTTCTAGTAGCATAGCAGCTAACATAACTGAAGAAACTACAGCAGTTGAAGTAGCTGAAAATGTTTTAGAAGTAAATATAACTGAAAGTACTTTAGCAGCTGGGTTATCTGAAGATACCCTAACAACAAATATAACCACTGATTCACTGGATGTTATAATTGCTGAAGGGTATACTTTTGCGGTTTCTGGTACAACTTCGCTTAGTCTTGGTACAGTTGGTATTAACACAGTTGCAATTACGTCTGATGGAGGAGTTGACGATGTAACTCTTCCGGTGGCTACAAACGCTTCCGCAGGGATGGCTTCATCAGCACATATAACTAAACTTGAAGGTATACCATCTGATGCTACCGCTGATCAAACTTCTATTGTAGGAATATCCGGGACACTTGCGGAGTTTAATACTGCGTTGTCAGATGGGACTTTTGCAACTGGTGGAGGAACTGTAACAGGTACGAATACTGGGGTGAATACTGGAGATAATACTGTATGTACTTCTGGTACAGCAACAACTGCTACGACACTGGAAACCCCGAGAACCATTGGAGGAGTAGCATTCGATGGTAGTGCTAATATAAACCTTTCGGGAGTTAATATTATAGGTGATCAAGATACCACTGGAAATGCATCCACTGCGACTACCGCAACTACAGTTTCAGACAACGCAATAACGCTAAGTAAGATGGCTTCAGGAACTACCGGGAATCTATTAACTTATGATACTCTTGGTGATCCAGCTTATGTTACAACCGGGTCAGCAACACAGGTATTAACAAGTAACGGTGTTGGAGCAGCTCCGACATTTCAAACAATTACTGCTTCACACGATGTCGTGACTTTGAATACTACGGCGACTAATGGTGGGCTAAGTTTAGATGTTCAGGAGTTAAATTTTCGTGCGGCAACTGATGCTCAAACTGGTTATGCTACTGCCGCACATATTCAAGCTATAACAGCAAATACAGCGAAAGTAACTAATTCTACTCATACCGGGGATGTTACTGGGTCAACTACGCTGACAATAGATAAGACTGCTATTACCGGACAAGATTTAGTAACCGCTTTAGGCACTGATTACGTTGTAATTTCAGATACTACAGATAGTGGAAATTTGAAAAAAGCTTTAATTTCAGATGTTGCTAATGCTGGTGGTGAGACTGGTATATATTGGTTACTTGCAATGACCGACTATTGGGCGTCACCAATGACTGATTATTGGGATTCAGTAATGGGTATATCAGTGAATGTAGTTTTAGAAGAAGGTGATGTAACTGAAACTACTGTGTCTGTTGTACCGGAAACTGGAACAAGTGCAGTGCTGGCATCGGCTTCGACTTTAAGAGCGGGTTTACTTTCAAAAGCTAAATTTGATGAGATTGAAGCAAATACTGCAAAGGTTGGTGCTGCAACATCTCTTTCTATGGGAACTATTGGAGCGAATACTATAGCGATTACCTCCGATGGTGGAGTGGATGATGTAACTTTACCTGCTGCAACAGTTACTACAGCAGGAGTTGCAACTGCCGCACAGATAACAGCTATTAGTCATACTGCCGGGATGGTAAGGGATAATGCTAATCCTTTATTAGGTTTGGATTTACATTCAACTGCTATAACTTCGCATTCACTAGTTACTGTTGCGTCTGATGACTATATACTAATATCAGATACTAGTCATTCAGAGGTATTAAAAAAGATTTTAGTTAGCGATATACAAGCTAGTGGAAGTTTTGAGCTTGTGGATGATACTACTCCGGAGTTAGGTGGAACTTTACAGTTTGGTGCTAATGAGGCTACGGGACTTACCGGAAATAGGATGCTTGAGCAATCAGCTGGTTCAGTAGTTTTTGGTTATAATACAGAATTTCCTGGTTATACATTAGTTTTGGGGAATGATTATGGCACAGTTCAATTTGGTGAGTGGATTGCAAGTGAGTTGTATTTTAGTCATCTTATAGACGATTTTGGAACACTAGGTATATCAGGTAAAAGTCTTAAAAATATTCATACAAGTAAAATAACTTTAGGTGGAGTAGAACGGTCGACCTGGCCGACAGTTACTGGTGGTCATGATCCGGTGACTTTAGCCGCTTCGGCTTTAGAGGAAGGTTTAGTTCTTTCAACACAGTCATTATCTTATAATAATCCGGCTAAAATTAAAATTGGTATTATAGGTGACTCACTTGCTGATGCGTTTATACCTTTAGGTTCGTGGGTTACTTACTTTAAAGCTTATGCAGAGCAGACTGGTGTTCAGATTACAATAGCAAATACGGCTGTTGGTGGGGCTTCTCTTGTAGCTAGATCTGGTACAACAAGTATATTAACAACAGATACACATGGTTGGAATGGTGCTGCGGAAACTGATACTCAGTATGAAACTATTGTAGACTTTGCTCCTGATATAGTGTTTATAATAGTAGGTGCTAATGATACTTTAACACAACCTGCTACGGGGTATAATATAACTACTATAAAAACAGCGTCTAGAACATTAACTGATAGTTTAGATGCTGCGTTACCGGGAGTTAAATTAGTATACTTATCAGCTATTGGCTATGATAAGTATGATGCTGTATTAAATACTGATGGTGTTTTAATAGCTAATGTAGCTGCTTGGACACAAAATAGTATAGTGCCGTATTTAATGGATGGTGTAGCACATCTTAATTTAGACGCTGGTGCATTTAATGTTAGAATAGGTGGTAATATATCACCAAATCCCTTTTTAACTGATGCTATATCTGTGTTGAATAGATATAATTATACTCAGTGGGATGCGTTAGATACTCACTTTAGAGCAGCTTCTACTGTAGATGCTGTAATAGATATAAATATGTGGGATATTTATAGAGCTGGTAGTACATATGATACTGCTCATCCTGGTGAGTTTGGTGCTAGAATGATGGCAGTGCCTGTAGCTCAATGGTTTAATCAGTATTTATATGATAATAGTATTATATCTGGTACAGCTTTACATGCATTGTCTAGAGAAATAGCTATGGATGCTACAGCATTTCATCCGGCTGATGCAATATATGCTACTGATCCACAATCTGTTATGCAATATGGTAATAAGTTTAATGTGAATCTTGTTGGTAAACGAGGTTCTTGGATGTTTCAGGATTCGGCGTTAGAGTTTTATATTACACCTGATGTTTCTGAACCTAGACATATTGTGTATAGAGTTAAACATGCTTACCCCGGTGCAGAGGTATTAATAGGATTTGAACCAAGTTCTGCTGTATATGGTGGAGATGCGAATGACTTAGACGCCCAGAAAACACATACTATGTATGTTGATGCTAATGGATATTTTGAAATTTCTGCTGCGGTTGCTGATATTAGAGTAGCTTTTCCTGCGTATACTACATATGATGCTTGTATAGCAGTACAGGGTTCAACACCTGGTAGCGGTGTACTTAATATGTGGAATGTTTATTATGAGCAAGTTACAATATATTTACCTTCATAGAAATTTAACTTTCTAAATACGGAGCAATAAAATGGCAACTGTAAAAGGAACTGATCGCAGACAAAAGAGTATCTTTAATTATTTAGTACTTGCTTTATTTGCCGCATACGCAGCTCTTTATGCACAGCAAAATATGGTTATTGCGGATCAGAAAGATGATTTTAAAGCTGAACAGGTTAAAATCGAACAAAAATTAGCTGAAAAAGTTGATAATAAGGTTTTAAGTGAAATGATAAAAGCAATTCATATTCAACAATCAATTGATAATGAACAGTGGAAAGAACAAAAAGTTACTAATGATAAAGTACTTGAGAATCTTCAAGAACTTAATATTAATGTAATTAGGTTAAATGATAAGCTAGAAATGGAAAATAAAATTAAATGAAACTCTCTGAAAAACAACAGGTATTTACGGTTTGTATAGGGAAGCTGATTTTATTCGCTTGTGATAAAGGTTATGGTTTAACACAAGGTGATGGATATAGGGATAAAAGAGTTTTTGGAGATTTTGGAGAAAAAAGAAGTTACTCAGCAGCAAAGAGTGTACATAAGATTCGTCTTGCACATGACTTTAATTTATTTATAGATAATGAATATATCTCAAACGGTGGGCATTTAGCATGGTTAGAACTTGGGGAATACTGGGAAACTTTGCACTCAGATGCCCGGTGGGGTGGAAGATTTGATGACGCTAACCACTTTAGTTTTGAACATTGGGGGTGTAAGTAATGTTTGGAATAGGAACAGTTTTAGGAAAGGTTTTTGGTACCGATAAAGCAGCAGCTTCTTTAATAAACAACGTATCGTCTGGACTTGACAAGCTTGTTTATACCAGTGAAGAAAAAGCAGAAGATCAAGCAAAGGCTATTACGGAAGCTAGAACAATGCTTGTTAACTGGATGGATGCGACTAAAGGACAGAATTTAGCAAGAAGACTTATTGCTTTAAGTATTGTATCTATTTGGTTATTTCAGTATATTGCTTGTATGTTTTTAAATGTTGTAGCTATTTGGGTAGCAAATTCAGATAAACTTATAGAGTCTGCAAATATTATTGGTGGGTATGCGGAGAAGATGAATGGAGCGGTTATGCTTATTCTTGGTTTTTATTTTGCTGCCCCGTATATGGGTAAAATGGTAGATGGTGCAATGGCTAAGTTTAGTGGAAAATAAATGGAACTGAATACTGAAATAAATTTGTTTTGTATAGGGGATAGGGTAGCTCCTGAATTTCGACTATCTTCGGTCGATTTCCCCTTATTAACCACGAAGAGTATTAGGAGAAATACTATGAAAGAGATAAAATTAACGCAAGGTAAGATAGCTAAAGTGGACGATAAAAATTATGAAAAACTTATGCAGTATACCTGGGCTGCAGATCAGCATAGACAAAGATGGTATGCTGTAACTAATGTATTAAATGCTGGTAAGTGGACTAAACTATACATGCATAGATTTATTATGAAACCTATTGATGAGGAAGAAGTAGATCATAAAGATAGAGATGGTCTTAATAATCAAGAATATAATATGAGAAATTGTAGTAGATCAATAAATGCTCAGAATCAAATAAGTAAAGATAGATTTCGTGGTGTATATGTTGATAAAAGAGATAATAGAATTTTTAGTTCTATTTGTGTGAATTATAAAAATATTTCTCTTGGAAGATTTGGTACAAGAAAAGAAGCGGCACTAGCCTATAATGCGGCTGCTTTAAAGTATTTTGGTGAAAATGCTGCAATTAATTCTATGGACGAAGAAAATAATGGATAATGATCTTAATAAAACAGTTTTAGCGAAGCTTACTGAGTGGAAGAAAAGTGCTCTTACATTTGCAGTTGAGTGTATTAAAGTTACCCCTTCGACTCAGCAAATTGAACTTCTTCAAGCTATTTCAAACGAGAAAAGAGTTTCTGTACGAAGTGGTCATGGAGTTGGTAAAGATGCAAGTGCTTCGTGGATTGTACTGTGGTTTCTGGTTACCAGGCCTTATGCGAAAGTGGTTGTAACTGCACCGACAAATAGGCAGCTTAGAGATATATTTCTTTCTGAAATATCTAAGTGGTTACGTCAATCTACTGTAGCGGATGAATTTATAGTTAGAAAAGACTCTATTCAACATAAAGAAGCTCCGAAAGAATATTGGATGCGGCTGATTTCTCCTTCTATTCGGGCTACAAAAGAAGAGCAGGGTGAAACTTTAGCTGGTTTACATGGCGATCACTTATTGATAGTCTGTGATGAGGCGAGTGGTATTCCTGATCCAACTTACATACCTTTGGAGGGTGCAATTACTCAGCCTGATAATAAAGTACTTTTAATTGGTAATATGACTAAGAACTTTGGTTATTTCTACGATACACATTTTCATGCTGAAATAAAAAAGCAGTGGAGAAAGTTTCATTGGGATTCAAGAAATTCCACAAACGTTGATCCAAGTATGCCTGAATACTTTGCTATGAAATATGGTCTTGATTCGAATGTGTTTAGGATTAGGGTTGAGGGAAATCCCCCGCTTCAGGATGAAAATACGCTTATACCGCTTTGGTCTGCACAGCAATGTATTGGGCAACAGTTTGAAGTTGCTGAAGATGAGCCCCTTTACCTTGGTGTGGATGTAGCTAGATATGGTGATGATTGTTCTATTATTTTACCGAGAAAAGGCTTACGAATTGATCCTTGGGAGACGTTTAGAAAGTTAAATACAATAGATCTTGGTGGGTTTATTAACCAGACTTATCAAGAGTTGAAAGCTGACGGGATTGGGATTGATTCTATTGGTGTTGGAGCCGGGGTTGCTGATTGGCTTGAGAAACGTAAGTTGAAGAATCTTTATCAAGTAAATGTAACTATGGCTTCAAGTAATATTGCAAAGTTTCATAAACTTCGGGATGAGCTTTGGTGTAGAGTTAGAGATAATTGTTTACTTGGAAAATATTCATTTCCTGATGTTAAGGTTAGTGGAGAGCCAGAAAGTCTTGGGCATCAGCTTGCAAATGAGCTTGCTACAGTTAGATATAGTTTTAATGCTCACGGCGGGTATGTTATAGAATCTAAAAAAGATTTAAAGACTAGAGGAATTGATAGTCCAAATATTGCTGATGCACTTTGTATTACAGAGTATTTTTCAAACGACAGCACAAGAGTGTTTGCTAAAGATAAGGAAAAATATTACTCGGAGTTTGGAAAGTATAGAGATTATCATAGTAGTGAATCTGCTTGGATGGGGAGTTAAGGGAAAATGGAAATAGTTAAGTATAATGAAAAGAAAAAAGTTTTATCTATGAAATTTAACACTGACGTTATATGGAAGTACAATGGTGTAGATAAAAAAGCGTATGATAAGCTTATATCTGCGAAGTCATTAGAAAAAGCTGTTAAAGATTTACTACATAAACCACTTATAGTTGGTACACATAAAGAGGTAAAATGATGAGCTCACAAGCGGATAGAAAAATTCTTAAAGAGGTCCAAGATAGGTTTACAAAAGCTGTTGATGAAGATGAAGAGAATAATCGACTTGCTCTTGATGATCTTAATTTTGTTGGTGTAGATGGAGCTCAGTGGCCTGAAGAAGTAAAAGCTATGCGTACGGCTGATGGAAGACCTTGTTTAACTATTGATAAAATGTCCTCATTTATTGATCAGGTTGTTGGTGATCAGCGAATGAATAGGCCGTCTATTAAGGTTATTCCAGTAGATTCTAAAGGTGACCCCGAGGTTGCTAGGATTCTTGGTGGCTGGATTAAACATGTGCAGCATGTTTCGAAAGCGGATATAGCAATAGATCATGGCTTTGAACACGCAGTTACTTGTGGTGTCGGGGCTATGCGGGTTGTGACTAAATATATAAATGATACTTCTTTTGACCAAGATGCTTATATTGAAAAGGTGGATAATGCGTTAGCTATTTATTGGGGTAAACATCTTGAGTATGATTGTTCAGACGCTAAATATTGTATTGTTGTTTCTGATATGGATAGAGATGAGTATAAAGAAAAATATAATAAAGAACCGATGGAGTTTAATACAGTTAGTAACGAATATGTTGCTGGTTGGTGTACAAAAGATACTGTTAGACTGGTAGAGTACTTTGTAAAAGAACCCCGGAAACAGGTTATTTATTTGCTTGATGATGATAGGGTTGTGAGTAAGCTGGAAGAGGGTGATGTGGTAAGTCAGAAAAGACATATAGAATCTTATGATATTATGTGGTATCTTGTTTCAGGTAATGAAGTGCTTGAGAAGAAAAAATGGGTAGGAAAGAAGTATATTCCTATTATTCCTATTTGGGGTAAAGAGTTAAACGTAGGTGGAAAGGTTAAAAGACGGGGTTTGATTAGAAAAGCTAAAGATGCTCAGCGTATGTATAATTATTGGAGCTCTACAGACACTGAAATAGCTACATTGCAACCAAAAGTTCCTTATCTTGTTACTCCGAAACAGATATCTGGACACGAGTCACAGTGGAATGAAGCACAGAGAAAGAATTATCCTTATCTGCTGGTTAACTTTGATGAGAAAGCACCGGGGTGGCCTAAGAGAGAAGTACCCCCGCAGGCTTCTAGTGCAATGATTGAGAGGATTCAGACCACTGACCAGGAAATGCGTGATACAGTTGGGTTGCAGAAAGCAAGCCTTGGTATGCAAAGTAATGAAAGATCTGGAAAGGCTATTATAGAAAGGAAAAAAGAAGGTGATGTGGGGACTTTTTCTTTTGTGGATAATTTAGCTCGGTCTATTCAACAACTTGGTAGAGTACTTGTGGATATGGCTCCGGGGTTGCTTGATACAGAAAGAGTCATACGACTTGGTCTGGATAATGGGGAGCAAGAGTTTGTTGGTGTAAATCAAGAAGTAGAAGAGTCTGGAATTAAGCAAATTTTAAATGACACATCTGTAGGTACATATGATGTAGTAGTTACTGTTGGCCCAAGTTTTACTACACAAAGAACAGAAGCCCGGCAGTCTATGTCAGAGTTCATTCAGTACTACCCACAAGCTGCTCCAATTATTGGTGACTTGTTTGCGAAAGCTATGGACTGGCCTGGAGCGGAGGAAGTTTCAGAGCGGCTTGAGTTTCTACTTCCACCCGAGGTTAAAGAAGCTAAAGCAGCTAAAGATGCTAAACAAAGTGGTGAGGCGCCTCCTCCACCTACACCACCTCCTCCGCTCTCACCTGAAGATCAGCTTGCTATAGAAAATGGGAAGATTAAGCTCCAAGAAGGTCAGTTGAAATTACAGGCTGGGCAGGTTAAACTTCAAGAGGGAAATTTAGCACTTGAAGAACAAAAAGTTGCACTTGAAGAAGAAAAGGTTAAACTTGCTCAAGCGGAAGTAAAACTTATACAGATACGACAAGAGACGAAAATGAAAGCTGTTGATTTTATTGAAGGGAGGAAAGAGAAAAAAGAAGAAACAGCTAAGATTGAAAAGACTAAGATTGAAAAGTGAAGTAAGAAAGGTCAAATTTTGACCAATTAACCCAACAAGTAGCTAAGCTGCTTGCAACAAGTCAAAGGAGACTTGCAATGTTAAAGACGTTAAATGAAATTAAAGATGCAGAAATGTTAGACCCAGGAGTTGTTAATGGAATTGATAATCCTAACTTAGATTCTGTTGATTCAACTGAACCTATTTCGTCTGATGGAGACAATCTTACAGACGATGGAAAAGTTGCAGAAGGTGAAGTAAAAAAAGAGGAAAAGAATGACGAAAAAAAGACTGAAAAAAAGGTCGAAGAAGGGGTTAAAGCGGTCAAAGAAAAAAAAGAAGAGTCTGGTAAACCCAGCGAAGAACTTGATGTAAATGAAAGTGATTCAAAAACAGTACAAAAGCGAATTGGTAAGTTGACTAAAAAGTGGCGTACTGCAGAGCGTGAAAGAGATCTTAAAGAAGAAAAGATTGCTAAGTTAGAAGCAGAATTGCAAAAAGCAACTGCGAAAATTCCGGATGTAAGTAAACCGCTAAAAGTAGATTTTGAAGACGAAGATGATTTTATTGAAGCCTTGGCTGAATGGAAAGTTGATGCGAAGTTGAAAACTATTCAAAAAGGTGGAGAAAAGAAAGATGAAGAAAAAACTACAAAAAAAGATGTAGAAGAATCGTACGATGGGCTTGATGATGCAATGGATAGAGGAAAAGAAAAGTACACAGACTTTGATGATCTTGTACTTGATGATACTCTCATTATTAGTTCAGAAGTTACGCGTATACTTTTAGACACGGAAAGCCCGGAAGATGTTTTGTATTATCTTGCGAGTAATCCTGAAAAGTCTGAAAAAATATGTAACCTCAGTTTGGTAAAAGCTGCTAGAGAAATTGGTAAAATCGAAGTAAGTTTGGGGAAGGTAGAACCGAAGCCTAAGCCCAAGCCGAACAAAAAACAATCAAAGGCTCCAGCTCCAATATCTCCCGTCAGGACAGATGGTGTGGTCGATAAAGACCCTGATCAAATGTCCCCGAAGGAATATAAAGCTTGGAGAGAAAGTAAAAAATAGGAGAAAATAACATGGTTTCAAGTAATACATTATTGACTCCAACGATTATAGCAAAAGAAGCTTTAATGCAGTTGACTAATAATCTTGGTATGTCTCAGCACGTTTATCGTTCGTATAAGAATGAGTTTAGAAAAGTAGGTGAAACTATTACTATACGTAAACCTAATAAATTTAGAGTAACCAAAGCTCAGTCAAGAACTAATACCAATCTTTCTGAGCCTTCAACCACTCTGACTGTAAGTACACAGGCACATGTCTCCTGGGCATTTAGCTCTGTAGAACTTACACAGAATATTGAACAGTACAGTGCGAGGTATATTACCCCGGCTGCTCAGGCACTTGCGAATCAGGTAGATGCTGATCTTTGTGGCCTGTATGTTGATGTTTATAATTATGCTGGAACTCCTGGTACAACACCTGCAACTTTTAAGGTTCTTGGTGATTGTCAGACAATTCTGGATAATGAATCTGCTCCTCAGGAAATGCGTTATGCAATGTTGAATCCTGCAGCACATTGGACTTTAGCTGATGGTTTGAAAGGTACATTTGCTGCGAAACCAGCACTTGATCTTCATACTAAAGGTTATCTTGGTACAGTTGCTAATCTGTCTCTGTATATGGATCAGAACATTAAAACCCATACTACTGGGGCATTTACTACAAGTGCAACTCCGTTAGTTGATGCAACTGCACCGGCTACTGGAGCAACTACATTTTCAACTGATGGTTGGAATGCGAGCTCTAGTACAGTTAAAGCTGGTGATATTTTTACTGTAGCAACAGTTAATCAGGTTAATAATATGTCTGGTGTAAGTACCGGTAACCTACATAGATGGATTTGTACAGCGAATACTACCTCTAGTGGTGGTAATATGGCAACCCTAGCAATTTCACCAACTATTACATTTGCTGGTAGTGGTAATCTTGCTTATGATAATGTAGACGCTCTTCCAGTAGATGGCGATGCAATGACTTTTGTTGGTACAGAATCTACTGCTTATGCACAGAACCTTGTATTTCATCCTAACGCGTTTTGCCTTGTAACCCTGCCGCTGGAAATGCCAGCTAATGTTTGGGGTTCACGACAAACTGATAAAGATGCCGGTGTTTCCATTAGAGTGGTAAAACAGTATGATATAGATGCCGACGAAGAGATTATAAGGATGGACATATTGTACGGGATTAAGACTTTATACCCTGAACTTGCTGTAAGACTCTGGGGAGAATAGTAGTAAATTGGTAGGTGTAGCTGACTAAGCCACAAGCTACATCTACCATAATTAAAGCAGGGCTTAATAGGAGATAAGAAAATGGGTTTAAATTTAAGATATAGTCCACTTGAGTGGGATGAAGCAACTAAAACATTGGAAATGGGAGCTGCTACTACGGGACTTTCATTAACTGGAGCTATTACTACACCGGTTTCAATAACTGGTGCTTTTACAACAGGTATTAATATAGCGGCTGATGGTACTACTGCTATAGCGGTTACCAGTGCGTTTACTGGTACAACTATGCTGTCGTTAGCCGGTACAGCAACAGATGGTATTAAAATTAGTGGTATTTGTGCAGATGGTATTGAAATTTCTGCAGCTGCAACTACAACTGGTCTTAATGTTTCTGCAGATTGTGTGACGGGTATTACAGTAGCTGCTCAGACTACAGCTGGTATTACGATTGCAGCAACTGCTACTGGTTTACATATAACTGGTGCAACAACTACTGGTATTCATATTGCTGGAACTTCTACAACTGGTTTGAATATATCCGGTGCAGCTACAAATGATATTTCTTTACAGAACGGCGCTACGATTACAAATGGTGCTGCTGCAGTTTTGACTATTACAGAGCCTACAGTTACAATGGCTTGCTCTACTAAATTCGATGTTAATGGTATGATTGATGTTGCTGATGTTCTGACTGGTGGAGCTTCTAATGGTAACATTATTAAGAAAACTCTTCAAGCCAGTGAAGATTATACAGGAACCACAGCAGGTTTAATGGTTAAATGTTATGGTGCTGATGGTACTGCGACAGTTTCAAGTGGTGAATTTACAGGACTTTATGTGAATGTTAAAGGTTTACATACTTCTCCAGGTAATAACGCTTCGTTGATTTCTGCTCATGCTCATGCAAGTAATACTACTGTGATTCATGCAGGATTATGGTTGTATGGAGATATGACTAATGGGGTGAAAGCCTCTGGTTCTACATTAACTTCTATGATTGATATATCAGAAGCTACAGCTGTAGCTAATTTTGCTGATTTTGCAGCGGGTTCACAGGGCACTCATTGCCTGTTTGCCGCTACAAATACCCCGGCGATTGCTACAACTCATGCTCTGCAAATTGATGTTGGTGGAGTTGCTCATTATATTCCAGTCTATGATGATTATACATGGGCTAGTTAAATAATTTATACTCACGGGATAGGAAGTATACTCCGAAAGGTTGATTCCTGGTCAGCCTTCCCGTGATTAACCCCAGGAAACAGGAGATTAAAAAGATGAAACTTGATGTAAGAGAAAGAATTATTTTAAGTCAGATTTTACCGAAAGAGGGGAGTTTTACAAATTTGAAACTTATTCGTGTAATGCAAGAGGAGTTATCATTTTCTGAGGCGGAGAATAAGATTTTAGACTTTAAACAAGCGGAAGATCGACTTACTTGGTCAGAGGATACTGTTGAGCAAAAAGATATTGAGTTTGGAGAGGTTATAGAAAAGCTTATAGTAAGTAAACTAACCGAGCTTGATAAAGAAGAAAAATTAACAAATGAACACTTTTCTTTGTGTGAAAAATTTATGGAGAATTAAAAATGGTTAGTAAAAATAATTTACTTAACTCGGGAATCAGACACGAAAGAGAAAAGTTAAGTATCAAAGATTTTGAAGAAAATGGTTGGCCTAAGCGTCTTTATCACGAAGACTTTAGAGCTGGTAAAGTATTTCAAACTTTAATAGAACAAGAAGAACAATTTAAAGAGGGTTGGGTTGAATCTCCAGCTGATCTTCCAGAAGAAGTAGAGGAAAAGGAAGAAGATTTCTTTAGTGCGTTTGAAGATAAGAAACCGAAGACTAGAAAAACTAGAAAGACTAAAAAAGGATAAATAATTATGCAAGTTTCCGCAATATTAAAATCAGCTGCAAGAAAAATAGGTGTTGTTGCAAGTGGTGAATCGCTTACTTCAGACGAGCAATCCGATGCTTTGACTGCGCTGCAATCTATGTTGCGGTCATGGGCAGCAGAAAAGATTAATGTTTTTTCTTCAGTAAGAGAGAATGTTACTTTGGTTGCTAGCACGTCTTTGTATACATGGGGTACTGGAGGAACTATATCTACGGCAAGACCTAACCAGGTACTTAGTGCGTATATTGTAGATTCCTCCGGTACGTCTCATCCAGTAGATATTATTTCAGAGGGTAGATATAATCAGATTAGTTTAAAAACTCTTGTAAGAAGACCACACTCTCTTTATCCTCAGTACACTTTTCCAAGAGTAAATGTTTATTTATACCCTGTGCCGGATGCAGCAGAAACACTTACAATTACTAGTTTAAAACCATTTACAGAAACTAGTTCGTTTAGCTCTACATCTAGTACATTGTCTATGCCAGCGCAGTATGAAGAACCTATTATATATAATCTTGCTGTACGGCTTGCCCCGGAGTTTGGTAAGACCGTATCTAGAGAACTTGCATTAACAGCAATGAATTCGTATAATAGGTTAACAACACTTAACTCAGCAAATTATGTTGAACCAGTAAAAATTGTTCTACCAGTAAGTGCTTCTGGTGGTTATAGTATAAATTCTGATTCTTATAGGTAGGTAAAAGATGGAGATTCCCTTTGTCGGTGGAGCCTACGAAGGTAGGTCAAAAGATATTAACGCACAGCGGAGTATTAACTTATTCCCCGTTGTAGATAATGAAGAGGCTAAATCTGTTGTGGCTATGTATGGGACACCGGGGAATACTGTGTTTTGCACCTCAGGAACTACGGCTATAGTCAGAGGCATGCATGTTATGGGTAACTATTTATATTCGGTAGTTGGTAATACTGTATATCAAATAGTAGCTAATGGAACGCCGACAAGTCTTGGTGTTATTACCACAAGTACCGGGCATGTTGGAATGGCTGATAATGGTACACAACTTTTAATTGTAGACGGTACAGCTTTTGGGCATATAGTAACAACTGATACACTTACGGATATTTCTGATGGAGATTTTCCAACAGCTACTGACTGTGCATTTTTTGATGGGTATTTTATAGTTACTGTTGGAAGTACAGGGAGAATTAATATATCAGGTCTTTATGAAGGTACAACCTGGGATGCTTTGGAATATACTACAGCGGAAGCAGTATCAGATGATCTTGTTGGGATAGGTACTACGTCACAGAATTTATGGCTACTTGGTGAAAGGTCTGTAGAGGTTTATTATAATTCTGGTAATACAACATTTCCTTTTGCACGAGTACCGGGAGCTATTACACCAATTGGTTGCGGGGCTGTAGATTCGATAGTAGAAATAAATGAAAAAATTTACTGTCTCTCGAATAAAAAGTCTATTATGCGGAGCACGGGGTATAGTTTTGAAATTATATCTACTCCGACTATTAACTATCAAATTTCTTCGTATGCAACTATCAGTGATGCGTTGGCATTTACTTATACACTGGAAGGCCGAGAGTTTTATGTAATTCATTTTCCAACTCCTGATAAAACGTGGGCTTTAGATGTTGAGTCGCTGTACTGGCATGAATGGCAAAGTCTTACGGGTTCCGTTGCAGGGGCATTTAGAGGAGTTACCGGTGTGGTTTTTAATTCTGCTCAGTTGGTAGGCGATAGTGCTAGTGGAAAAATATATACTCTTTCAATGAATACTTATACAGATAATGCTTTGAATATTAGACGAATAAGAAGAACACAAACTATAAACAAAGAAAAATTCAATGTAATACATCATCAGGTTGAGCTGGATTTTGAATCCGGTGTAGGGCTTGATGTTGCGTCAACTGCTGACGGGTATGACCCACAAGTTACTTTAAAGTGGTCAGATGATGGTGGAAATACTTGGAGTGATGGTGAAGCAGTTTCACTTGGTAAGTATCAGAAATATAGTACAAGACAGCGGTGGAGAAGACTTGGTAAAAGTAGAAATAGAGTTTATGAGGCAACTATTGAAACTCCGGTGAAGGTTGTTTTACTTGGTAGTTTTGCTGAACTAGAAGAATGTGGACATTAAAGGTGATATAAATGGGAATAGATTTATTAAGACCTCCTTTAGCTTCAACATTGTTTAATAAAGAAGGTAACATAACTCAAGTTTGGAATGAGTTTTTTACTTTGCTTGTTGGACAAACACAGATAGCTCAGATTGAAGATTTGTATGAGATTATAAATACTTCAGATGGGTTCTTTGCTGGGTCAGGTGCAACTAGAGTTCAGATGCAACCAGGTGTTGGCATATGGTGCGGGGCTGATGCAATTGGAGATGCTCCTTTTAGTGTAACAGTTGCAGGGGTTTTATCTGCTGCATCAGGTACAATAGGTGGGTGGACCTTATCGGCTACTACACTGTATTCTGCTAATATTGTTTTAGATCAAGCAAATGATAGGATTAGAGTAAATTCACTGGTTATTGATGGAGCTAATGATAGAATACAATCAGATAATTATGTATCAGGATACCTGGGATCGGGGTTTACTCTTTCTCCAGATTTACTTGAGGTGGGTAATATAGCTTGTCGAGGTATATTTAGAACAAGTGTTTTTCAAAAAGATACTATTAGTGTAGTTGGTGGAAATGTTCTTGTAATGGGTGGGGATGTTCTGGCTACGGATATGACAGCGGATGATGATTCTACACTGACCATAGAAGGAAACGAGACATTTGGTATAAATGATGTTCTTAGGATAAAAACAGGGGAACCGGGGGTACTTGGTGATGATGAATGGCTTATAGTTAATAATATAAGCAATGCTCCCACGTATTCAGTTGCAAGAGATAAGGGTAATAACTATGGGGCAGATTCAAATCCTATATGGACAAAGGGTTCAGCTGTAGTTAATTATGGTAATGATGGAGATGGTGGGATTTATATGACATCTTCTGAAACTAATGCCCCGTATCTCTCTGTGCTTTCACATTATGGCTCTCCGTGGTACGCAATAAGTACAAAGTTACGTCTTGGAAATCTTAATGGTTTTCTTGGTTATACTACAGATCTTTATGGTATAGCTATTGGGGAAGAATCCGAGTACCTCAAATACGATTCAACTAATGGACTTAGAATTAAAGGAACAGTTTTAATAGAATCTGGGTCTAGTATTGAAGGTGTAGATACCTCTGTTATAACAGGTTGGGTTCATCCGTCTGATACTACAAAAATAGATGGTGGAAGTATATATACCAATACAATTACAGCGGATATGTTTATATCTACTCTTTATGGTGATTTAAATCAGGCAATGAGTTATGTAAAAACTGTGCTTGGTGCTGGAGATGAGTATAGTAATGCTATAGACGATACGGATTTGTCAGATGAAACTTCGAGTCCCGTTACTATTGATGCGGATTCACATAGGGATTATGAATCTTCTGTTAGAATTGCAACGACAGTCTTATGGGATGAAGTTGGAGCAGTTTGGGATACAGGAACCTGGGATACACCGACTGAATCTACTGGGTCTATATATTTGCATGCTGATTTAGGTAGTTCACAAACAGTTCAAGCATCTTTTTTATATACTTTGGAAGAAGATACCCCGGCGTCTACGTCTTATACTCTTTCTGCAATTTATTCAACAGATAATATAAATTGGGGAACAAACGCTGCTTTTGATGATGATGTAGCTGAAGTATTAACTCCCGTGCAGGTTTCAGGAGATATTTATAAAATTTCAGGAACGCTTTTTACTTTTAGGTATGTAGCTATTTTTGTTGAGTTAGCTACTAGTAATACTGCACATAGAATTATATTACATAATATGATTATTTCAGGTAATGTAATTAATTTATTTAAACAAGTAACTGGACAGACAATAGCAGCCAGTGGTGGAACAACTATTAATTATTCTGGGTTTAATTCTACGCCAGCAATAACAGTAACACCAGTTGGAGCGACTGTGCTAGTTCCTTTGATTACTTCGCAATCTTCATCTTCAGCAACTATAAAATTATACAATATGTCGTCTACTGATGTAGGTGGTACTTGTAACATAACAATGATAGGAGTATAAAATGGCTTATGACGGCGGAAAACCTGCAACAGATGGAAGTCTTGTTTCGGCAGATATAAGAGAAAATTTTAGAGCATTAAAAGAAGATGATATTGTTGAGGGTGTAGTAGCCTTGGGTATAGTAGCAGGAATGGTTGGTGCTGGAGCTATTACCGAGACTAAGCTTGGAGCAGCTGCTGTTGCGCAGGCGAAACTTAAAACCAGTATGGGGAGTGTAAATGTAACAGGAACGCAAGCGAATATAACTCTTCCCGGAGGGGAATACGGTTTTTATCCTCAGACGAAAACTAATAGTACTAGTACAACTAGAGAAGTTCTTGCTTCAATAGCCGGTGGAGATGGAACTACGGGGTCTACTTCTTACATTACTAATATCTTCCTTGGAAATGAAGACGCTTCGTTTATAGGTTATGCTCAGCAGCGCTATGTTACATCATCTGGTGAGGTATTTTGGGTTTTTATTCTTCGAGATAAATCTACTAAAGCTATAAAAGCTATGTACCAGGCCCCGGATCATCCTTGCTTTGGAAATGGTGGAGACCCGGTGATTGTTCCTCATCCGTTTAGAAGTTATGATAAATCAACTTATGAAATTATTGTTATTAATCCCTCGAAAGAAGAAGTTGAAGCTATGTATAAGATATGTGATGCTGCGGTGGGTAAAGATTTACTTGAGGTAATTATAGAAGAATATGAAGTGGATGAAGAAGCAAAGGCAGATTGGTCAACTATTCCTGTTACAGTTGGTTTACCAAGAAACTATGAAATTGGTAAAAGCGTTAAAACAATTAAAAAAGTTATTCCTAAGCCTGAATATATTAAAATAAAAAAGCTAAAGAAAAAGGTGGCTTAATTGAAACTATGTCTTGTTTGCCATAAGTATGGAGTACCACTTGATGATATGTGCTGTTATCCGTTGGGGTTTATGTATGTTTCAGCGGTGTTAAAAGCTCAGGGGCATGAGGTAAAAGTATTAAATTATAACCTCTATGACTATGATTTTGTCAAGGAAGTTAAAGATCAAGATGCTGTACTTTTTACTGGTTTTGAAGAATTTATGCTACCTATTGTAAGGGATGCTAAGATATGTAAAGATCTTGAAATTTATACAATAATTGGTGGAGCACTTGCTACGTTTATCCCGGAGATTATAGGGAAATATGTAGATCAGGTATGTGTCGGTGAGTTCGAAGAAACGTCAAATATTGACCATATCCCTTGGCCCGATTACGAGGGCTTCGGCATTGACGAGTACCATAAAAGGCATAGTAAAAGATATATGTCTATTTTGACTTCTAGAGGTTGTCCGCATAACTGTACTTTTTGTTCACAGACCTGTGTGTTTAGAGTACGGAAACTGGATAAAGTGTTTGAAGAGATTCAGTACTATAAAGATAAGTATAAAATAGATACAATAGTGTTTAATGATAATACTTTTAATTTGTCGAAGAAAAGGTTTTTGAAAATTTGTAGCTGGTTAAAAGGTAAAGATCTGGAATGGGGAGCAAGTTTACGTTGCGATATCTTTGATGAAGAAATGGCAAAGGCTGCAAAGGACAGCAATTGTAGCTATTTTATTGTAGGAATTGAGTCTTTTAATCAAAAAAGATTAGATAAAATGTATAAGGGAATTACTGTAAAAGATATTTATAGAACTTTGGATTTACTGAAGAAATATAAAATTAACTACCATGGAAATATTCTTCTTGGCTTTGAGGATGAAAGTTATTTGGATATAGCAATGGAGGTTAATAAAATTCCAAAGGGTTATAATGTTTTTCCTACTTTGGTGCAGCCGTTTATAGGTACAGAGAATGGGAAGACTCGCTTACTGACTGATCATGAGGTGGAGTATTTAAATGAGAATTTTCTCGAATATATAATAGATCAAGGGCTGTATCAGTACCCAGTTCTTGGAAAACTAAGGGTGGTGTAGTATGATAAAAGAATGGACTGCAAAAGATGGTAGAGAAAGCATGAGACATACTGAATTTATGAAAGCTTTTGAAGAAGCTAGTGGTATGGTTAAGGTTAATATACAATACGCTCATGCTAGGTATCAAGAGTTACTTGAATCTGGAATTTGTAGAGTATTTTACGCCGAGACAGAAGATAAAATTATCCAAGGTTCTATAGGTTTTATTATTTCTAATGATTTACATGACGGGAAGAAAATTGCGATTGAAACTTTCTGGTTTGTTGACCCAACTTATAGAGGAATCGGTAAGAAATTATTTAATAAATTTGAAGCTGAAGCACATAAACTTGGTTGTGAAAAACTTGCTATGATTCATATGGTTGACTCGTATCCCGATACCCTTAAAGCTTTTTATGAAAAGAATGGGTATAAATTACTTGAATCACATTATATAAAGGAGATTTAGTTATGTCAGTAGTTTCTGGAATAGTAGGAGCAAAGGCATCTAAAAGTGCAGCGAGGGCTCAGTCTGATGCGAGTGTACGAGCTGCTGAAATTCAATCGGCTGCTAGTGATAGAGCAATTGCAGCTCAAATGGATATGTTTGAGACTGGTAATGAATTGACTAAACCGTGGCGGGAAGCTGGTGAAAAAGCACTTGGTACGCTGCAGGAGAAAATTAGTGCTGGACCCGGGGAGTTTACTGAAGACCCAGGGTATCAGTTTAGACTTAGCGAAGGTCAAAAGGCTATAGACAGAGATGCATCTAGGCAGGGAAATGTGTTAAGTGGTAGTACAACAAAAGCTGCTACACAATTTGGACAAGACTATGCTACGCAGAGTTACGATAATTTTCTTAACAATTATTATAAAAGTTTAACCCCGTTGCAGAGTGTTGCTGGTGTTGGACAAACCAGTGCGGGACAAGCTGCTGGAGCTGCGGTGTCTACAGGTGCTGGGATTGCGGGAACTGAAAGAGCTACAGGTAATGCCATTGCAGGGTATACTATAAATGCTGGTGAAGCTCAAGCAGCCGGGGATATTAATACGGCTAATGTTATTTCAGGTGCTTCGAGTTCAGCAATGGATAATTACTTGGCTTGGAAATATTTAAGTAAGTCAGGATAAGGAGAAATAAAATGCCAATACCACAATTAAATATACCGAAGTCTAACGCTTTAAATACTATTATGAAGTTTAAACAGCTTGGTGAGTATGATGAATCGAGTGCTGATAGAAAAGTTAAAGCTGGGCAGAGGAATACTATTTTTGAGTTGGAGAAACAAAAGCTAGAGCATGAGTTAAGTCCAGAAACACAGAATTTTATTAAGTTAAAGGAAGAGGCTGAATTAGCTAAAGTTAAAGCTGATGCGGTTGGTAAAACTCTTGATAATAAACAAAAATATGCGGAGGGTATTCAAAAAACTTTACTTGGTATACGAGCTAAACTTCGTACTGACGGCGGGGATCTTTTTAAATTTAAAGATATGGTTTTAAAAAATGAGGTTTTAAAAGATCATGCTTATATGATACCCGATATTTCTCAATTTGGAAAGCCAGATTCTTCCAGTGAGACAGGTTATCGGCTTGACGAAACAGCAATGAATAATTTAAAGTCTGTACTTTTGAATCTATCTTTAGATGCTAAAACTATAGCGGAAGGTGGAACAGCTGGAAAACAAACAACAGTTTATATGCCGAATGGAAGAGGTGGGTATAATGCTACTGAGGTTAAGTTGAATTTAAAAACTGGTGATACCTTTGATCCAGTTGCGTATGGCTTACCGGAGGGTACTGTAACGGCTTTACCAAAAGAAGTGAAAGCCCCGAAGACCAGGACTATTAAAAAGGGTACTGAAACAATTACTGAAGAGTTTGTTGGCGGTACTTGGAAAGAAATTGGTAGAGGCCCTTCGTTTAAGCCTACAGAAGAAAAACCTTTGACAGAGGCTCAAATAGCTGCTGGGAAAAGATCTGATACAAAAAGACTTTCAGATATTAGTGAAAAGTTTTCTAAGATAGATAAAAATGGTTACTCGATTTTAACTGATAAAGATGCTGGTTCAACTCTTGCTGAAGAACATAATAAACTTGCTGAAAAAGGTGGAAGTAAATTTAGATACGAGTGGAAAGAAAACGGCGTGGAAGTAGATAAAGATGGAAAGGTTGCTGCAGTACAAAGATTTTTTGGTGGTGATCCTGGAACAGAAACAATTCCTGGTTACGCTAAAGTAAAGGTTGGAGCTAAAGCAGATAAAGTAAAAACTGAGTTAAGTGATGCAGATCTTGCAGTTTATAGAGAAGCTTATCCAGGTAAATCAGATGAAGAAATTAGAGCGGCGTATAGTAAATTATCTCAAAAGGAGTAAATCATGCCTACGTTAAAACTTGGTAATTTACCTGAACTTGATTTTAGTGGTGAAAAGTTTGGAAGTCTTCCGGGGTTGGATTTTGGAGAAAAAGAAGAAAAAGAAGAAAAGGGACTTTTCTCTAAGTTTGGTGTACCAGAATTAAAATTTGGGGAACCTACTGAAAAGTTAAATATTCCTGCGTCTAATCAAATTCCTGACATTGAAGGTGAGATAGCTATACCAGTGGAAACACCGGGTCAAGTAGCTAAACAAAACGAAGTTACTCCTTTGATGAAAAGTATAGCTGATCCGTTTGGTGAGTTCGAAGACGAACTTGGTAAGATTAAGCAAAGAACTCCTGAAGAGCAGCTAATTGTACCACCTACTGGAGAAGAGCTTAACATAGAAAATAAAAGTTTAACACAGCAGAATGAAGAAATAACTGATATTGCTGAAAAGCTTCAGTTTAAAGATAATGATTTAAGGGGTATGAGATTAGCACTGGAAAAAGAAAAACCTGAAAATAAAGAACAACTTGAAGGATACAACGCTAGAGTTGGTATGTATAAACAACTAGCTAATGATTTTACTACCAGTGTGAAAGAGTATAATAAAAGACTTAAAGTTATTGGTAAACAGAGTGAAGATTTTAACGCTAAAGTAAAAGAACATAATGATTTTTTAGCTCTTCCAGGACCTGAAGAATCAGTAAGAAAGAAGCTTCAAGGAGTAAAAGAAGTTGTTGCTAATGTGGTTGCAGGTGCCGCTACGTTTATACCAGTTGGGTTAGCTAAATACGGTACTATTGGAGCTTATAGGCTTGCGGATTATTTAGGTTTATACCCCGAAAGTGAAAGAGTTTCAGATGAAGTTATAGAAGACTATAAAAAATTTATTGATGATAATGTTCCTAGTCTTGGCGGAGCTTTAACAGCTAAAACGCAACTTGGTCAGAAAGCTCTTGAGAAAATTGCAGTACCTTTTGAAAAGTTACATGATTTTGCTAAAAACAAAGCTAGATTTATAGATGGAGAAAAGTATCCGAATCTTAAAGAATTTGCTACGTTTGGTGTTGAAGTCTTTATGTTTGGTCTTGTTGGTAAAGGTGCTAGAGATGTTAAAGCAAAAATTAAAGAACATACGAAGATGTATGAGATTATAGTAGAAACTATTGAAAGAGATATTCCTCCAGAAATGATGCAAAGTGAGCTGATTCGAAAAGGGGTTGATAAAGGTATTGCAGCTGAAATAGCTATAGCTATGAAAGAAAGACCGGTTACTGCTATTATTAGTGAGAAGGTTAAGATACAAAAAGATAAACCAGTTATTGCTGCACTTAAAGAAAGACTTGGTATGGAACCAGGGGAGCAGGTTCAAGTTGGTAAAAAGTTTGACAGAAAAGTAGATTTGAAAGTAAAAAAATTACCGGAACTTGATTTTAAAAAACCAGTGAAGAAAGAAGTAAAGGCTGAAGTAAAAACTGAAGTAAAAGAAGTTAAATCTGATCTTTCAGGAGAAGCTTTTGATATAGCCGAGAAAGCAGCAGATGTTAAAAGAGCAAAAGTAGTACCAACTAAAGACCTTAAACCTGAACAAAAAACTTTTATAGAAAAGAGAGTTCAAAAGCTTGGTAGTCTTGAAAAAGTTAAAAAAGAGTATAAAAATGATGATCCTGTAAGTATCTTTGCCAGAGAAACTGCGGCGAAGGTTTTTGGTGGAGATGCTGATATTAAGGGATTAAAACCTACGATTAAAACCACCCCGTTGTCCACTGGGTTTGAGGTTCAGGGCAGGGGTATGGATAAAGCTGGTAAGCTTGTAGGGTTTAAACATAAATGGCAAGCAACTAGAGATATGAAAGTTGCAGCTCGGAAGTCTGGTGCTGATCCGGTGGAGTATGATGTGGTTGAAGGTGACAGTGGATGGACTTTTCAGAGAAGAGAGATTAAGGTTGAAAAGAAAGTAAAAATTCCTAGTAAATTATACAGAGGTTATGCTAAAGGAAAAGAGTTTAGAGGTGAAGGAAGCCCTATTTTCTTTTCAGTAAATAAAAAATCAGCTACTGGTTTTGCTAATGCGTCTAAACATCTTGGAGAGCCGGTAGTTGGAGAATATTCTGTTGACATTAAGAACCCAAAAGTATATTCAGGTCCACTAGAGAAAGGTAGATCTACTTTTGCTACGGGTAGTAAACAAGTTAAAGAACTTAAAAAAGAGGGTTATGATAGTGCGGTTTATGTTGAAAATGGAGTAGTTAAAGAAGTAATAACTTTTAATAAAAACCAGGTAATTAAAAAAGAAAAAGTTTTTTCTTTACAAACTCTCGGAAAACCCGGTTATAAGAAAGGTAAAATAGTTCCTTGGAAGATGGAAAGCTTTGCTATAAAAGCTGCTGAAAAAGCCGGTGAAAATTGGGAGGTTAAAAAACTTGGTGAAAAATCTTTTGTAATTGAAAAGTCGGGAGAAAGGTCAAAAATTGACCAAAAGTCTGAGAATATAATTGACGAAGCGAAAAGAGTACCAACAGAGCCACCATTGGATTATAAGCCAATAGGAATTTATAACAAGAATTCTGGTATGATTTTTAAGCCGTCAGTAGAAGAAATTGGAAGCTTTACAAATCCTCTAACTTTACATTTTGACGGGACACATAGTGAGTTAGTAAACGCAGTTGATTTTAAATTAGCTTTAGATGATACAGCTGGGATGAAAAAAGCTTTAATTGATTTAGGCTATGATAGTATACAGTTTGTTAAGATTAAATACGGTAAAGTTTATTATAATGGGGATAAGATTAGTATTAAAAAGCCGGGATTAAAAGTTGAAAAGCCAAGTAGAACTGTAACAACAAAAGAGATAGAAGAAGTCCTACAGTTTGTCCCTGAAGTTCCTGAATCAGTGGTAGAAATTGATCCTAAAACACAAACCCCGTATCAGCAATTAAAGTTTCTTGGAAAAAAATACAAAATAGGTACTAGTCGAAGTTATTATATGTTAAACACCTGGGTTGATCGTTTAACAGAAGCTGGAGCGACTACAGAAGAAATAGCTCGCGTAACAGCTTGGAAAGATACTGTTAATAGAAGTAGAGACAAATGGAAAAAATTAAATGATGATGCTTTAGCAAAATTTAATAAAAAGAAAGAAAAGAAAGTAGAGAAAATAATAAAAAGTAGTAAAGATTTATATGGTACTGGTAAAATAGCAGCATCTATTAATCCAACATTACAAAAGAAACAGGCTTTAAAAGATATTCTTGGTGTTAATCCTACAAGAACTATTGTTGGAGAGCTTTTACAAAATTCGTTTGATGCTATGAGAGACTATACTACAAAACCATTAGAAGTATATATAAATGATGGTATTTTAGCTATGACAGACTACGGTAAAGGTATGTCACCGCAAATTGCAACATCTGATCTTGTAACTTTATTTGAGCAAGGTACTAAAGGTGCTGAAGATATGGGCGGTTTTGGTCAAGCTAAACTTGCGTTTATGGGTTGGCCTGATTCGTTTGATATTGTTACTGTAGGTATTGATCCTACAACAGGAAAGAAAGTACAAAGCAAAATCTGGGGTACCAGTGAAGATTATATGCTTAAGAATAATGTTAATAAAGAAATAAAAGAAGTAGCAGATAATAGTAAAACCGGAACTAGAATTATACTTAAAAAGGGGCAAAATTCAATAGGTGAATATGGTATTCAACCACATAGAGTTCTTGCTGAACTAGAAACTTTTGGTGAAGGACTTAGAACTGGGCAAACAGTAAAAGTAATGAAAGATTTTAAGTCAGATAAAGAACTAAAAGAAACTGGATTAACCCCTGGTATAGATGTTAAAGTAGTTGATGTTAAATCACCTAAATGGGAAAATATAGATAGTATTTTTGATGTAGAAAAGTTTTCTGTTGAAGGTAGTGATGTAGAGATTAAATTTCCTAAAACCGAACCGTATGGTTGGTCTGGTGAAGAAATGAAAGACGTAAGAGTAAAAGTATTTAATAAAGGTCTTCTTTTACCTGACGTACCTAAACGTAGTAGTTTAAACTTTTCTATTGCTAAAAAACCTAATTTTGAAATTGAAATAAATTTTATTAAAACGCCAGAAGCTTCTGATATAGCAAATTATCCTTTTGTTGTAAATAGAACCACATTAACAGCTAAAGTTGAGTCAAAAGTTAAAAGTGCGATACGTAAAACTTTATCTGAATTAAATGAAAAAATTGCTGATACAACTAAAAAAGATATACAAAGACTTTTTAATTCAGCACCAAAAATAAGTGATACAAAATTTATTATTCCTATTACAGGATCTACTGTAGAAGCTGTAAAAGTGTTAAAGCAGTATCCAAAGATGTTTAGTGAACTTGGTGAAATTACTAAATTACATAGCGATACAATTGGTAAACAGACTAACGTACCCCAACAAAATGTAGCAATTACAACTTACGCAGGTGTACACGGTTTTAGACCAAAAAGTGGTATACTTAAAGAGGATTATGTAGTGGTAAATCCGTTTACTTATTTAGATACGTTTTTAAAAGATGTAGATGGATTACCTTACGGTACAAAAACTATAAATGAATTAACACCGACACAAATTAAAGCAAAAGATAAAGAATTAGAAAGTGCAGCTATTGGGTTAATTAGTACACTTACACATGAATACGCTCACACAAATGCAAATGGACATTATTTATCTTTTGTTCAAGAGTTTCATAGAATAGAAAGAGATTTAGGATTTTCAAAACATAAAATGGAGGCACAAGCTTATGAGTTCTTTAAAAAATACGAATCAGATATCAGACACGCTACAAAAGCTCTCGAAGATATACAAAAAGCAGGGACGATCTCTCCGATCTTCTCTGAATATGTCCCTGAACAACGAAGGGTTGGACAATTCTCCGACGAGAAAAAATCTACAACAGATGTTGAAAGACATGGACAAGTACGGGATAGAGGTGGAGTAAAACTTACCTCCGGGTTTGATCCAGTTGAAGCTGTAAAAGCAATTCGGGACCTGGGAAAAGATATAAAAGCAGCAATTCCACACCTGGAAACTTTAGGAAAACATTATTATACAGGTGAAAAACAGCGGTACTTCGATTGGCAGAAAAAGATGAAAGGAGCTCTAGGGGATCTGTGGACTAAGGTTAAGAAGTACATAGGTGAAGTTTGGAAAGGGTTAAAAAGACCCTTAAAAAATGAAAAGGGGGCTGTTACAATCCCGGTTAGAGAAATAAAAGCAGCTACAAAAAGAAACATTAAAAGAACTAAAAAATTACTAGATGAAAAACTTGGAGCACTCACTACCAGGCTTGAAAAGATAAGTCCAAGTATAAAGAATAAAATAATCGAATTTGAGTTAGACACCGGGGTTAAGGTAGAAAAAATAGCTAAAGATGTAATGCTTCCGTTTATAGAAAAAACTACTAAAATGTCTAAGAAAGATTATGATACTTTTGATCTTGCGAGGAAAGAGCGGAACAAAAAAGAAATAGATGATTTGGTAGAGAAGTACGGGATGGAAGAAGAGTATAAAAAAGTTCGGGGTATGCTTGATGCTATTGGTAACGAAGCTAGAGCAGTTGGATATAAGTTTAATTATTTAAAAGATTACCATCCTCGGCAGATTATAGATTTTGAAGGTCTTATGGATTATTTGTATGAGACTGGTAATAGGTCTACGATAGAATTTTTTATTGAAGCTAAAGAGAAAAAACTTGGTAGAAAGCTAACTAATGAGGAAGAAATTAAACTTGTAAATTCGTTGTTTAGAGGTTATGCTGATGAAAGAATTACGCTTTCTAAACCGGGACAACTAAAGCTTAGAAAGTTAAAGAAAATTGGCCCTGAAATAATGGAGTTTTACGGGGATTCTAACAGTGCTCTTTTACGCTATGTCAATGATATAGTTTTAGCAGTAGAAGCTAAAAAACTTTTTGGAGACTATAAAATAGAGGGCCTGGATTTAAACGAAACTATCGGGGCGTATATTTTAAGGGTGTCTAAAGAGAAGAGACTTACCCCGAGCCAGGAACTTGAACTAAGGTCAATGCTTCATGCTAGATTTAACCCCGTTGGAACTAGTGGAATTGTTACCACCTTTAAAAACGTAGCTGTGATAGATGTTATGGGCTCCCCGGCGTCAGCACTTCGGCAAGTCGGTGATATTGGTTGGTCTATGATAGAGAACGGGACTTTTGCTTCAAGTAAAGCTTTTGGTAAGGCAATGGTCGGTAACTTTATTTCGCAAAAATACGGCTCGGAATTTACAAAAGAAGATCTTGGGATTAGTAAAATTGGGGCGGAATTTAGTGATAAAACTTTGTCTGCAAAAGCTGTAGATAGTGTATTTAGAGTTATTTGGCTGACGAAAATAGATGCTATTGGGAAAGAGGTGTTAATAAATGCTGCGTATGATATAGCAGTTAGAAAGGCAAAGAGTAAAGATATTAAGGTTAGAGATGCTTTTATAAATAAACTCATACCTATATTTGAAAATCGAACAGATGCTTTAATGGAAGATTTTAGAAGTGGGGTAAAATCAAGAGATGTTAAACTTTATCTACTAAGAAAATTATCAGAATATCAACCTGCTACGCTTTCTGAACTCCCGCAGGGGTTTATAGAAGGTGGAAATGCTAGAATAGCTTATATGCTTAAATCTTTTGACTTGAAAAAGTTTGATGTATATAGAAGAAAGGTTTTTCAGCAAATAGCCAAGCCTGGTACCAGAATACAAGGTATTAAAAACCTGTTTAAAATAGCATTCTTTTTAACCTTAATGGAAGCTACAGGGGATACTTTAATAGACTTGTTTCTTGGTAAACCTATTAATATATCAGACACTGTTGTGGGTAGAATTTCGGGGCTGGCTATATCACGATATACTACGAGTAAGATTAGAAGAGAAGGTCCCGGGGCACTGCTTGAACAAATTCTTCCTCCTACACAGTTTATAAATTCTATATTCAGGGATGTGGTTTCAGCGGGTGACGGGAAGGGTCTTGAATTTACTAAGTCTATCCCGTTGGTAGGAAAGTTCTATTATTACCGTTGGGGTAAGGGACTTGAAAAAGTTGAAAAAGATAGAGAGAAGAATCAGAGTAAGAATGCTATTAGCAGAATTAGAAAGATTCAAAAACCTAAGGGTAAAAATGCTATTAGAAAAATTCAAAGAAAGAAAAGAAAAATTTCAAGATAAGTAAAACGGTCAAAGTTTGACCTTTCTTGGTGGATTTAGAAGGGTCAGCTTTTACCACAAATCCTCACTATATAATTGTGTATGTGCTTGCTGATTAATTAATAAACTATTAGCTTTTGCATACGCAAGAGCTTCTAATCTGTTTAAAAATGTTCCATCATTTAAGTAAAATCCTGAATTAGATAATTTTTGGTGAATTGGTAGATCTAATTTAAGTGTATAGTAAGCATAATAAATTACATCACTATGTCGATTAGGCTTTGGTAAACAAATATAAAGATCATTAAATTTTACTACCACGCCTATAATTTCTTTGTTCATTTTCTTTTCCTTTAAATTCATTTATCCCCTCCAGCAATACCAAACCCCTGGTTCAGAGTTAGGTCCTTTATACTCCCTGGAAATTTTACCAGTCTTAATAACCGTCTCAATCACATTAGCGAATTTTGTAGCATCTATATCTCTCCAGATAATTGACATTAGATTATTTTCAGAAACCCATCCTGCCTTCTGGACTATTTGAAAAACCGTATCTATTTCTGATGTGATTTCAGACTTGCCGATAGCTTTAAAAGCGTTTCCCATTACACCTTCTACTTGTTTTATAGCTTCGATAGCTTCCTTTACATGATGCCACTCGATTGTAAGCTTTTGTGAAGTTGCGGCAGCTCTGATTATTGAAAGCTTTATTATATATGTAGGTTTTCTTGAATACCAACCTGAAAAAGACTTATCAGTACATATTCTTTCGCCTCCCTCGTCTTCATCATAGTTGTTGTACCAATTTACCCAGTTTAGTTTACATTCTTTAGACATCTGGTATTCACCGGATATAAGGGAAATTTGATAAAGATCAGCTTCTAGAAGTTTTTGAAGCTTTTTTTCCTTTTCTGTCATTTCTGGAATAGCTTCCCGACGTTTCTTCTTTTCTGCCCAGATAAATAACACACGGGAAGTGAGGCCTCCACCAATTGCAGATGCGGGGAGAGAGTTCGCTAGGGAGTCGGGAGTGGTTGCTGCGAGAAGATTAATCCAAGGTCTGACTATTACGTTAGAAGTACCGTGCCTGGTACGGCTTGACCAATCAGCCGGACAGTCAAAAAGATCTGTAAGTGCTGTAAGCATTCGGGTATTTTCTTTTTTCTGTCCAAGAAATGATTCGAATTCTTTGGAGATTATATTCAGCGAAGAATGTCGGTAAATCCCAGCATTTGTTTTAAATTTATTATCTGGGTCGAGTTCGTCTATTGCGGAGTTTTCTATGTCATCTGTCATAGCTTCTTTTGTAGATGAATCTGCACAGGTTCGTATCTCGGGGATGGTGTCAAGGAAATTTATTCCAAATTTAATCGCCTGAGTTTTGCGAGCAATCCCGGGGTCTGCTACAAGTACAAGGTAGAGATTTGGGTAGTATGTTAGCCTGCCGAGTTGTAATTTAGCCTTTCGGCGAAGTGCTGCAGCTATTACAGAATATCCAACCCAGGTGTCAAAGATAGTAGCAGGTTCAGTGTTTTCTTGTAACTTTACATATGAATCAAGCCAGTTTGGTAAGTTTCTAGGCATTTTTAGAATATTCCTTTTTAGGATAATAGTTCTTTTGCTGATATTCTTCTGATTTTCTTTTTGGCTGCTGTGATGTTTTTGATGTATGTTTTAGTATCTACTGATTTTCCACTAGGAGATAAAATAATCAACCCATCTTTTAATTTTCTTTTTATAGCGATATGAGTTGGACCATAATAATCCTTAGCACATTCAAATGCAGCAAGTAGTCCACCTTTAGTAGTAACTGTTATTTTTTGAGCTTTCATTTTAATTCTCCTTAAAATATAGTAGTTAAAGCTTTTCGTAAGTTCTCAGCACCTTTTGTACCTTTTATACTCTTTTTACCCTGTAGTACACAGAGTCTTCCGGTGAGCTTCACTAGTTTATCAATAGTGTTATCAAGCCGGAAATCAACTGTACCTTCGATTGAATCAAGTGGAGAAAAGTCAAGCAGCACGGGAAGTACCACTACGACATATGTACTGACAAGGATTTGCAGTCCACCTTTAATGTGGAATATTTTTATTCTATTCACTCGGTCTTTTTGTATAATGAATAGCTTGTTTTGTTTATTGGTGAGGGATTTATAAAGGTCTTTTATAGTTTGATCCCGCTCCGGGATTGTATTCACTGAGATTAGTACAGTGTTATTCACTTTCTTTTTTCCTCCATTCTATTATTCCATATATAGCAAGTCCGGTATAAATAGTAAACAAAATACCTTGCATTGGAATCCCTTTGTAAAAATCAATCACAGCCCATGATGCATTTGTAAAGAACCATATGTAAAAACAAGCTATCTTCTTTTTTATGTTCAAGACTACGCCAGTCAGGGCCAGGATAGTTAAGGCTGCGGTGAATATTGTAAATGTATTTTGGTTCATAGTTTGCTTACCTTGTTATAGTTTTTATACATATACGACTAATAATTGTTGTTGAATTTACCCGCAAAAAACCGGGCTAACTCCGGGCGGATCAAATACGGGGCGTTTGTTGGGGTCAAAATGGACGTTTTAAAAATTATTGATACCCGTATACCAACCAACCGAAAACCCCCCGTTAAAACGAATATTTACACAAATCCATTTTTCAGCTCTTCACTTCGCCAGCTTATATCCAATTCCTCGCCTTCTGCCCAGGAAGTCTTCACTTTGAAATCTACATCTACTATGAATTCTTCACCATAATAGGTGAGTGGGTTTAACATCAGCTTTCGTAAATGCCTTACAGTATGATCTATATTTTCATCTTTTATCATTACATAAATAGCATCGTGGAGTTGGAGTAAGATTTCCATTTCATATGGCAGGGATGAAAGACTATCGTATACTTTTTTTAAGGCTACATTTAGTAGGTCCCCGATAGTTGACTGGGGTATGTATGAATAAGCTGAACGAAAAAGTCCATCTCCCCAGCGATCCAAGAACCGGTGTTTTCTACCAAGAAGATTTGTTAAAGTTCTAGATCTTTTTAGATCATTCTGGATAGAAGTATGCCATATGCGAAGCGTTGGATTTGCTCTATGGTAAAGCTCCATGTATACTTTAGCTTCGGAAAGTTTTATACCAAGTCGATTAGCTAGGACTGTCGGGCCAGCAGAATAAGAATTCGCATGCCTGACGGTTTTACCAATAGTTCTGATTTCTTTTGTTACCAGGGAGAAGTCAATTCCAAGCATGTCGGCGATAGTCATTTTGTGAATGTCGTAGCCGAGGGCAGTTTTTTCACTATTAGAAAGACCGAAAGAATCTTTAAACATTTTCTTAAGTTTATGATCTCCAGTAAGGTGTGCAACTATTACTGCTTCAGCCTGGGCATAATCAGCTTCTATAATTTTCCACCCTTTTCTGGCCTTGTACATTTTCCTAGCCTCCGGTGGTATGTTCTGAAGGTTTCCACTTCCAAAGGGTAGGATTATAGATCCCGAAGAACTCCATCTACCGAAGCTACGTTTGGTTTTTTTAGTATCTTCCTCATCATCAGATGCTGCTCCGGTGATATTGTAACTGGTGTGTACGGTGTCGTTTTCAGATAGCTTTACATCAAGAAACTTAAGTAAAGTATTAGCTTTTTTATAATCTAAGAATAAGTTAAAAATAGGGTTATCTGGTACAAGCCTGGATAATTTTCTGATAGCCGCAGCGTCAACAGTTTTAGTTCGCTTTTGGTTCTTGGACTTTCTTCTCTTCCACTGTATAGGGAGTTTAAGTTCATCGTATAAAAGTACTTGCATTTGTTGAGAAGAGTTGAAGTTTATCTCCCTGCCTACAATGGTGTTCAATTCAGAAAGCATCTTATCTCTTTTCTTTGTCCAGATTTCTATAAGCTTAGCTTGAATCTCCGTATCAACTTTTATACCCTGGAGCTGCATCATAAGAGCTACGGGGATTAAACTCATTTCGAACTCAAAGGTTGGGCGGACTTTTTGCTTATCGAGTTCTACATCAAGAACTTCGGCTATACCGAGTGTGTTAGCTGCGTCAGCCGGATTGTAATCTTGATCTTTTGCAGAACCGCCTTTCCAAGGCTTTACATCTAAGCATACCGAGCCGAGAAAGCCTAAGTCACGGGGAAGTTCCGGCCAGCATACGTGGGCAGCTATCAGGGTATCCATGTAGAGATCTTTGCATAAAATATGCTGGTTGAACCAAAGTACCCCGGTGTCGTAAGCCCCGTTTTGCATTACTAACTTTTTCATAGTTATTAATTTAGCAAAGGTTTGCCAGAGTAAAAGCTCATCTTTTTCCGGTAAAGCTGGAGCTCTGCCTTTGAGAAGAAATATAGATATACCAAAATCGGGATGGTGGCTAAGACCAAGTTCCTCAATATGAGAGCCGGGTTGGACAGTTTCTACATCTATGGCGAGCTTATCCCATTCCGGGTGCTCCATACACTCTTCCATATAGGTAATGAATCTTTGTAGACCTACGTTTGGAAGGAAAATGGATTTTGTTTCAGGAATCTCGGGGAATTTAGAATGAGTTAAAGCTTTGCGAAAATCTATTACTGTTTGAAAGTATAGTTTCCAATCATATGTGACTGACTGCGGGGAATAAATAGGAATTATTTTTAGACCTTTTACTAGCTTGCAAGGTAAAATATATCCACGGAAGATAGAGATTTTCTTCTCTCCAGTTAAAGCCCAGAGAGCGATGGGACCAAGAGCTATAATTATATTAGGTCTGTATAATTCTAAATCCGCTTTTAATTCATCTACCCAGTACTGGAGTTTAGGCTTAGGTATGGTGCATTTTTTATCCTCGAAGAAGTAAGAGATTCTTCCGGCGGGAGGGTATTCTTTAGCTACGTTTGTTAAAAGGCATTTGTATCTGGCAATTTCAGCCTGTGTAAGTAAGTTATCAAGGGTTCGCCCCGGTGTTCCTGAAAACGGTAATCCTGTTTTAGAATCTTCTTCACTTGGGGCATCTCCGACAAGCATGATTTGAGCATCAGCGGGGCCTATGAGGTTTACTTGCATTTTTTCTCCTTTTGTTTAAGGATTATGGTCAAAGTTTGACCTTTCTTAATCTTGTTTCTTTTTTTCTCCTGCTTCCATAACCGAAGCTACAGTTAATATCGCACTACCGATTATACAGTCTACTAATCTATCAACTCCTTGAAGACCGGTTTTTTGACTAAGTTTTAATATTTGACAAAATATACTATTTAATAATACTTTTGCTTCTTTTGCAAGATCATCAGCTTGCTTTTGTAGGTCAGTGTTTTTATTCATCTTTCTTCTCCGTGTTTAAAGCCGTGTATAAATGCGGTTATATAGTGATGTTTACAGGTTATGTAATCCTTTGAACCCTTTTCCATTCCAGTGTGAGCTTCAATGGTGGAGTATATAAAATCCCAGTGTTCTGCAGCAAGTTTTTCAGGCTTTGATAAGCGTTTTACTTTCTTTACTTGTTTTCCACACTTTATACAAGCCCCGGTTTTAGTTGTTTTTATTGCTTCTTTAGACACAGTGTTTGAACAATTATCGCAGTAAGGCATTTTATTTTCTCCTTTATGGCTTATAAATCCTTGGTTTAGGTATCACTATTAAGCTTTCATCCACCTTCTCTTCAAAACAAAAATCATTTATCCAAGGTGGAATTACGGCTACTTCATCTGAATGTTTATCGGGTTTACGAAGTAGGCATCCTCGAAGATCAGTGATTTCACGTTTTATTTCTTTGTTGGATTTTCCAGTTTTAAACCTAACCACACGCTCCTCTGATATAGCCATATTTATAGCTTGTTGTGTCTGCCAAATCTGATCGTATTTAGGTTTCTTTACTTCATTAGATACGACTTTTTGACTCATGGTTATTTTGGGTTTAGGCATTTTAAATCTCCAATAAATCTATTGTTTGTATTACGGAAGAAAGTATAATTTTACTTCGCTCTTCCATCATTTTTCCTCTCCTTTTAAATATGTTTTTATTGTTTCTGCGTGACACTGTTTTGGGCTGCACCAACAAAAAAGATTAAGTTTATTATATAATTTATACAGTTCTTTAAGCCTATCAAGTTCATCATGAAAGCGTTTATTTTCTGCTGAATAAGATTTAACTCTAACTTTAAAATACTTATCATAATTACTACAGGCACTTTCTCTATCTCTTTTTGCATTTAAAATAAAAGGATTTCCTAGTGTGGAAGAACGATCTACTTTTACGTCCCAGGGATTTTTTAACTTCTCGTACCTTAAATTTTTAATTTTAATCATTTTCCTCTCCTTCTTTCCATTTATTAAGTCTTGCGAGTGCTGTAGCAAAAGATTCAATACCTTTTTCACAGCCTGTAGCTATAAGTTTCATTTCACAAGCAGCCTGGATAATAGCTCCGGAACCAGCAAAGGGATCATAGAGGGTATCTCCCGGCAAAGCTACTCTATTTATTAACTCTTTGCACAGTGTGACGGGTTTTTCAGCTTGGTGAGTTTTCTGTCCATGCGGGACTATATCACACTGAATCCAGTCTGGTTTACCTTGAAGTATAACCTTTGAAGACGGTTTTCTAGCAAAGAGAATAGCTTCGTATGCAGAACTTGGCCAGCGATCTGGCTGGTTGTTTTGTCCAGAATTACCTTTTACCCAGACAATCGGCCATTTTAAGACATCCCATTTTGCCTTTAGCATAAGATCGTAAAGAAGGGCAAATATAAACCTATCCCGACCGCAGAATATATAAGCGTGTCCGGATTCCTTTGTGATACGGTACGATTCTTCTGCGAGCGTGGTTAGCAGCTTTGTAGCATATGCAAGATTATCTTCATATGTTATACCTGTGTTGGTGAGATTCCCGCCGGTTTTTCCTCCCGTGGTCATAGCATTTTTATCTATATCTATACCATAGGGAGGATCTGTAAACAAAAGATTAATAGAATTGGTTTTCATACTTGGTAGGTGGGTTTCAGCAGGCATGTTTACTAAATTGAATCTTTTTTCATCCTTTAACTTAGTTTTAAAATCTGTTAAAGCGGTTATGTTTTGCTGGATTCTTTGTAAACCCTTGTATGACTTTTTAATCTCGGACTTGGTTTTACCCTGGGATAGATCTGGAAATTGTCTTAACATATCAGCCATCTGGATTGCTTCAATTACATTCCCTTTTGTTTTCCCGATAGCTTCTGCAGCATTTTCAAGCGTGTATCCGCCGGTTCTACCTTGAGTCGGTTTTCCATATTTCTTTTGTTTAAGCTGTACCAGGCTGTCTATGGCAAAGCACTCTTCTGCAGGGGTTAGAGCTTTCCGCTGGATGTTTTCTTCTAGCTCGAGTTCTTTTAAGGTAAGCGGGTCCATTTCATCAGAATAACATATTTTAGCTTGGAATCCACCGGCAAGGCAAGCAGCAAGTCGCCTTCCCCCGGCTATAAGTACCATGTCCCTGGTTACAACTATTGGTTGAATTTGTCCGTAGGTTTGTATAGAGGCTATTAGTTTATTAATCTCCCCGATGTCTTTCCTTTGTCGGGGTTGAGCATCATCTATGATTATAGTGGTTGGGTCTACTGTATGGAGCTTGTTGTCAAGCATCGTTATAATCTCCTTTTCTCATAGCAAATATGTCTTTTTTCTTTAGTCCCATTAAAGTCATTAAAACTTTTTCTTCTTCTGTTAACGGGGGATTTTTAGTTTTCGAAACCTTTTTAGGTTTAGGCCAGGTAGGAGTCTTTTCCATATCAATAGCCCGCTTTAAGCGGTATTCGGATACATACGCCGCTTGAGCTTCAGGAGAAGACTCCCCGAAATTTGTATATAAATTTTCTAGTTGCATTTTCCTCCTTTAAAGATTACCCAGAGAAACCGGGGTTATTTAATTAGTTTTCTATGCGCTGACATAATAGCTAATTTCAATGATTCTCTTTTGGGCTTCTCTGGGTAAAAAGTTTTTTGTGTGGAGAGTGAACTCACCTTCCTCTGCTTTTATTTCGGTCAGTCTTGTTCATGGTAATTTCTCCTTTTACGGTTAAGCGGCGTAGCCCGTCTTCAATAATTTATTAGCCGTGCTTGCTGCGAGCTAATACGCATATCACCGGCGCGTAGCTGCCCGGTGTATTGGCTGATTATTTTTCCTGCTCCTCTACTGAAACGCTGTCGAAGACGAATCGGTCATCATCATCAGGAATATCAACAGTGGTAAAAGTTGTTTTGGTTTTTATAGATGGCATTACCCCGGTTGATGTGTATTCGGTGTATGCCTCTGCCTTGTTCGTTCTGGTTATACGAATTACAATTTTCATCGAAGCCTCCAAGAAAAATAATGTCGGGGATCACCGATTTAAAGCCCTTCCACACTTTGAGCAGAAATCGAAACCCTTTTTTTGCCATTTCTTATGGTAGGAACGAGCGCAGGGCTTTAAACTCGTTGCATCTGAGTATTGGACGGCCCTTGGATCAGGGCATCCACAGTCCCATAAGAAGGTATTATGTTTTTTGCACCACGGTTCATTATTCATTTAGTCCGTCCAATGTTAAAGTTGAGTGGTGCGGTAATTTATCAACACTTTCCGCACCAAGGATTTGTTATGATTTCATCACAACCTGAACACTTGCAAGTATTAGCATCCATCTCCAACTTTTTATTAGGAGACTCCTCTTCGAAGCTAACAACCTTTAGCAAACCTCTTTTTGTCGAAGCATCAGTGTAAAGTAAAATATCCAAGTTGTCGGGATTCATCCACTTGGGACCTAAGTCATTTTCGTTAAATTCCAATTCTACTAAAATTTTCATAAGTCCTCCTAATGCAAAGATAAGTAGTGAGCGAAGCGATACCTATCTTCATCTTTTTATTGGTGGCGTTATGCCGCTTTTCTGTTTTGTCTACAGTCACCGCAGCTTTTAACTCTGTTGCAAGTTTTAAAACTTTTTGTCTAAACGTCATAATAACCACCTCTTTAAATTATATATATTAGTTAGTTGAATCTATATATATTTCTTCAACGGATTTCCCACATATCTTACAAACTACATATTCATCATCGGCAAGATGTGATTTTATATGCTCAACAAACTTTTCAGCAGAATCTATTTTTATTTTAATCTGACTTGACTTCATAATCTCGGTACAAGTTGCAAAACAAATAGGATACAACAACCGTTGAAACCAATTTCTTTCAACAATCACACGATCAGCAGTATCATTGTGCCAAACTATGAAGCGTTCTTTTTTAAAAGGATTAAGCATTTTTATTTTCCTTTCATCTTTTCGATAACCCTATGATCAGGGTGCCGATAGTTTTTTAAAAATTCTGGCATTTTGGTAAGTTTGCCATTTTTTGTAGCCTGAATCCTTGTTCCAATATCTGGTTGGTTTGGAAAGGTATCTTGATATTCTTCAAGCAAGGAAGCCATTTGGTTCTGCCAATCATCGGGCATCGAGTGCATCAAAACTCTTGGAATAACTAAAAAACTGGCATAACTTAATTCAAACCATCCCCACAGTCTTTCTTTTCCATCATTGGTGGTGCATTGATTTTGCTCGATGATTGATTTATCGCTGAAAATTTTCATTTCCTTTTCCTTGAAGTTCAATTTAATACATCACATTGTTATATTATTTGGTTGAATGGGGAGTGAACTCACCTTCCTCTGTGTTCGGTCACAGCAGTCATCCGTTCGTATCCTTCTCCCCACACAAAAGTGTAAGTATTACTACTTACTTAGTAACCCTTCTGGGTGCGCCGAAGCGTGAAGGGTGTTGTTAAGCTTAATAAAGCAAGCTCTTTCTAATTCCACCAAGTTTAACTTTGGAATTAAACTTACCTTTGTACTCCTCAATAGCCACATCTACATCAACTTCAATTCCAATCCAGATTCCCTCTTCTAATGCCTGAAGAATAACAGATGGAGTTGACATATCTATGTCGAGGATTTTACTGAACTCAGAAAGAGCATTAATTTTCCACTGGCGTTTTGTGGACTTTCCTGAAGGGGTCATCAGATCTTCATCGCCGGGCCTGGGCAGAGAATTAACATACATTACATAAGCCCCGTCGATAGGTGTTTCATCATCGGATAATACTCCCCCGTTGTCGTGCAAGCAGATACTCCAGATAATGCTACAGGTTGCGGGGACAAATGATACCTTTGTAACCACTCCGTGATAAGTACCATTTGGAACCAGCGGGTCAGCTTTATACTCGTCTTCTACGTTAAAGTTTAATCCACCGAGTGCACCTTCTTCTTCTGGATAATTGTCTTCTACTTCTACTTTTGCTGTACTTCCTTTAGCCATTTTAAATCTCCTACGTTTTGTTAGTTTTTTGGTTTTCGTGATAGTCTTGTTTGGTTAGTTCATTAGTTTTTTACTGTGCCTATATCACCTCCTTTGTGGTACTGGTTTAGCTTTCGGTTTTACTTTATCTCCAGTGAGATATGACATAACTTCAGTATAATCATTTTCAATAATATCAGGTAATAGGCGTTCTTTTCCTGAAGCCCGGCTTCTTCCATGATTTCTACCTATTGGGATAGTTTGAATAAAGAATTTGGTATCATTATTTACCTTTCTGGAAAAATGATAGTAAACTTCATCAAAGTACGCAGGGACATCTCCAGACAGCTTTCCAGTCAAGCTAGGTTCTACACCAATCACCGCTCCTGCGTCATCATGGATAGTGTCAAGATGAGCTATAAATACCAAGTTGCAGTTGAGATTCAGCATTTGACGAAGCTTACCTTCCATGAGATTCTTAACCATAGAATAGTGCACTTGCCACAAGGGGCCGTTGGTAGCAGAGCGTTTTGGGTCAAGTTGCAAAGCTTTTTCCATACAAAGATCTGTCATTGAGCTAAGGTTATCAATTATTACAGTTTTGTATTCTTCGGCTAGGATAGCTTTTTTAACTTGGACAAAATCTTGCTCGAATTTACCCCAGCCGCGGGCAGTAAGCTCATATTGTTCATAGTTGAAATCTTTTCCCCTGTACGAAAGAATCTCTTTTCCAAAGTCAAAGATAAAGCCGGGGGTTGGAAAAGACGAAGCGAATACTGATTTCCCTGTACCGGACTCTCCAACTGACATAATCTTTAACCATTCTGTGTTTATTGTAACGTCTTTAGCGTTTGGCATTTTCTTTATTCCTCCGAACTAACACAAAAAGTTTTTATTTTTTTGCATTTTTCTTTAAATTGTTTTCTTCGATAACTTGCTTTTAGTTTAAGTTCCTCAAGTTTTTCAACTATTTGTATAGCCTGATCAACCTGGATATGACTATAATGTTCAGGATCACAAGAAATATTATGTAAACAATTTCTGTGGAAATATTTTCTAAGACCTCCATAAATACCATAGCCATCAACATTACTTAAATTTGTATCTTTTTCATTACAAAGAACACATTTTTTAGTAAATGTAATAAACATTTTATTCCTCCTTAATTAGGTTAATATTATAACTAAAATAGTTTCGACTGTAAAGCAAATAGTAAATGTGGTGTATAAGATTGTTTCCATTTTAAACTCTCCATGGTCAAATTTTGACGTTTCTGTTTGGTTGCGGCGACCAGGAATCGAACCTGGCATTTGCGCTGGAACCATCCATAGCATCTCGCGAAGATAATCGCCGCATATTTCTTATTCATCCAAGACATTCCAATGATTCACATGAAAGCCTTCAAAATTCAACTCCTCGTATGGTTTATGCTGTTGACAAAGATTAAGATAAGAACACGCACCGTATTGGTGGCAGTTATCGAACGACTCCGGCCAGATGTTTTCTTTCAGCGACTGATAAATATCTCGTGCTGTACAGATAAATGAGAGTTTCCAAGCAGCAATATCCCCGGCAGTATAAATCTGCGGGATTCTCCGAAAGTCAAATCTAACCTTTCCATAATTTCCAGTTACCCTGGATTTAGTTGAACCAAGGTAGCCGAATGAACAAAGACAGCCTTGGGGTTCAAAGTCTAGGATTTTCTTACCTGCATAGGAATAACCAATAAGCTGCGGGGAGCGGTTGGCTTTTGCAATGACCTGATCCAGTCTCCACCCGGTAGTTTTAAAATCCAGCAACCACTTTACATTGTCCATCTTAACACACTGGTCAATTTTACCAGTAAAGATAACCGGAGGCAGTTTATGAAGAAGCTTTTCCTCGGTGGGATTTTCAGGTTCAATCGGACACTCAAATTTCTTTTCAGTATGTATGATTTCCAGGTATTGTTTATCTTCTATAAAGTAATCTACATACGCATTAAGCATATCTACAGCAGTATTGAAATTCTTATAGTCATCATAGAACTCTTTCTCTGCAGATTCTTTTATATAAGATTCATTACCCATAGTTAGACCAACGCTGATTGCTGACATTTGATCAGTAGGATTGGTGGGCCAGCCGTTTTCCTTAACCCAATTATGATAACCTTCTTGAATTGCATGCCAACAGGAGCCGTAACGTAAAGCTGTGGAACCGAAGTTAGATTGCCAACCTTCGATAATTTGTAAGAAGTATTTCTTTTTACACTGACAGTAAGTTGATCTACCGGAGTTGTCCAAATACAATATTTCTTTTTCCATTTTAGTTCTTCCTTTTTTGTTAAAAGGTTGTGTAGGGAGAATTTGGTTAGAAACTCTCCCTACGGGGTTTCGGAGTTAATAAGGTAGCGGAAAACTAACTCCGTGGGTTGCTTGGTTTAGGCTACAATACCAAGTTTTTTCAGAAGCTGAGCTGCCAATTCTTTCTCCTTACCATCAGGCATATCAGCAAATTTTCCAAGAATGGATTTCTTTGAAATCTTCTCAGCTGCGGGGGCACGAACAGACCAGTTACCTTCTGACAGACCAGTCCAGACTTTGTTCATGGCCGCAATTGCTTCTGCTCCCTTTTTACCGGCTGCAGAATCCCCGATTTTCTGGCTTAAACCAAAGGGGCCTAAGAGGGCCTGGATGCCGTCTGGCAAAGTTGCAAAATCCAGGGAAAGAACTTCTCCTGTTTGACCTTCAGTGATTGTCAGAACAGTTCCATCAATTACCTTTTTGAGCCTTTTCTTTTTTGCTTTTGGAGCTGGTGTTTCTGCTGTTGTCTGTGGTTCATTCTTCGCCATGTTATTTTCCTCCTGAGTTTAATTGTGATGAAGAGATATTCTTCACCTTTGGTGCTTCTTTTCTTATAAGGTTGTTCTCTATATAAGCTTTTAGAATATTAGAAATATGTTCTCTTACTGGTATTTGCAGTTTAACAGCCTCCATTTTTAGTCTTGTGTAGAGAGTTTTGTTTAAATATGAGTTGAAGTATGAAATTGACATCTGGGTTCCTGTGTTATGTTTGTGTTTTATTATTACAATGATAATATCACATTTTTGCCAGGAAGTCAAGAAAAATATTCTAGTTTTAAAAATTATTTCCCAGGAAAATACTCATTTTCTTCACTTTCAGTCAAACCATTCAAAGCCTCTTCAATTTCCTTTCTGGACTTTTTATCCTTCACCATAAGCATTAATTGTCTTTCTCTATCGGGATCAATAGTAAGTTTAGACAATTCTCCGTTGGTGGACTTAAAAAAGGCTGTAAACGGGGCTCTGTATTTTCGCTCCAAAACCACATACTGCTTCATGTTTTTAAGTACTTTGTTTATAAACAGTTGTGAAGCGTGTACAGGTTTAAGATTTGAAAATAATTCTCTTTCTTTTTCCAGTGCAGTTGCTATATCATTCTGCTCAGATTTATTTGCTACCCGGATAAATATAGCTTCGTTTACTTCGAGTTTTCTAGCTTGGTTAAACCAGACTTTTGCTATTTCTGACATTTGGAAGTCTCCTTTAAAATATTTTAGTATACCCCGGGAGTTTGACTTTAACCTCAGCATACCCCGCAAGCACCTTTTTTCTAATCCATTGAACTTCTTTTTCTCCGCATTTAAACCAGGTTCCGATGGAATACGCCTGAGTTGACGGGGCGTAGGATAAAAATCTATCTTCTTCTGGTTTGTATTGGAAATAGTTTGAGTGTATTTTTAGTAGCATTTTAGACTCCTTCTTTTATTAGATAATAATAATGATCTACAAGTGATTCCCAGGATTTAAATTCATACCGAGAGCAGTCTGCGGTTTTAACTCCTGGTACAAGGGTAAGATAAAATTTTGCTTCTATTTCAGTTTCGTGACTATGTTGCCAGATACTGATTTCTATATTAACAGATACGTTGAGTTTTTTACTCAGATTTTGCACCATTGTTGGTATCTGGTGATATAGTGGTACTTTACTTCTACCTATTGTTTTCATCTTTCTCTTCCCCCGTTAGCTAACCACCACCAGTTTTTTAGTCTTCCCCACCCTGACCAATCTTTAAGCGCTAAAGCTGCTATACCGCTGAAAGTAAATATAATCACTACCCATACAGCAACTCCGGTAGCTTGTATAACAATTCTAATTGCCTCAAATAAGGTTTCCATTTTCTTCTCCTCTTTAAAGTTCTTTATAAAATCTGCGGAATATAGGCTGCCGCGGGGCAGCTATTGAGCCGTATTGTTGATACTTAAAAGTTACAATTTTTCCAAGGAACTCTTCTTGGTTATTCCAGATGTCTAGCTTTTCCGAGTCGTTAAGTTTACCAGTACAGTTAAACGGTTTGTTCCAGAATGGGCACTGCAAGATAAAACTCCCCAGCGTGCCGGCACCTACCTTTAAATCTTTATTCGAGGCTCTTTTCATAAGCCCCATTTCATCCTCAACCTGTGGATTAAAGTTAATCATTTTCTCGTTGAAGCCTATAATCACAGCTTCTGCATCGGTAAGAGGTTTTCGTTTGAAAATATTCATCTCTTTGAATGTGGCTCTACCGGCTTTGTAGGTAGATTTTAAGGATCGAATCATAGCCCCTTCGTAGTTATCAGCTACGCATTGGTTAGTGTATTCGATTACCTCTTCTTTGTCATATAGTGGAGTTTGAGGAAGAATTACAACTCTTGGTAAAAGGTAGTCTTTTTTATCGGCTAAAAGCCACCGCTGTGCGTAAGGCTGATTCGGGTTTAGAAAGTTATCAAAGGTATAGAAGGTGAAATCCGGCTGACCGTATTTTCTACGCAAAGGCCCCGTGGACTTATTAAAGGCATCCTTGTCATTTGGTTCTCCAAGTACCAATTCACCGTCTAAGCCGTTTAACTTTGGATCTGATAGAGTTTCAAATACATACGGGTTAGGTTGAGGTTTCATAGAGCTGGTTCGCGGGGTTCCATCTATTAAACAACGGAAGCCGTCTATTTTTGGTGAGCCTAATACTGGATAAGGTAATAAATACAATTGACTATCTTCAATACTAAGTGTTGGTGCTTTTAAACAGCGTTTTAACATAATATTTCCTTTTCTTTATCTAAAATTTTAGTTGCGTTAATAAATAACTGCTCATATTCTTCTGGGTCAACCAGTGCTACTTGTCCCTGAGTCAATTCTATCTCTTTCATTTTCTCTCCTACATTTTTCCATTACTGCAAAACGTATAAATTCTTGCATTTCCATTCCAAGTTCTGCTATTGTTTTCTTTACTTCTTTAAACTGTTCTGAATTTAAAGTACTATGTATATGCCTTGTAGTCATTATATTCTCCTATTTGGTTATATGATTATAATACCATATGATTATACAGATAGCAAGTTATTTATGGTATCTAACAAAAATAAATTATAGTTGTTTAATTCTCCTTTTTTACTATGGTGAAACCTCGATCAAAATAGTTCATATTTAATTCTTCAAGTGTTTTTACAGGTGAAACAGTATGTAAAAACTCGCCTGTTTCTGTATTAACAAGATTAAAATCTGTAGTAACAATATAAGTATAATCTCTTTTCACTCTCATCCCAGGGTACAATAAAGTTTCTTTTTTATTCTTAACTATCGCTCCGGGGAAATGTCGCTCCATCCAGTCAAGATTATTTAAAAGTGTAGGGAAGGATGAAAGGTTTGCTTCAGTTGTCCATGTAGGGTTTTCTAATTCAGCTGCTGTACCATATTTATGCCTTTTAACCTCTTGTGTTAGCTTTAAAAACTCGTTTACGCTGGGATTTTCAGCTGCAATGTCATAAAGACTAAATGGTTTTACAACTCTATACTTTTCGAGTTCTTTGGGTTTTTCAGGTTCTCTTTCTACCTTTTCTATTCTATTTTGGCAATTAATAAACTGTTCAGTATACCTATCAAAACTTGTAGTACAGTGATTTAGTTTACTACTATCATAATGCTCGCAGTTTATATTACAGCACTTTCTTATTTCAGTCATTTTTCTTCTCCTTCACTTTTAAAATCTTATAATTGTTAGAACCATAATTAACTTTATTTCGCACTGAAACCAAGCTTACAAAAAGCTTTCTGCTTAGCTGTGACATAGCGTTTTGAAGGGCATTTTGCTTAGTTCGAGTTGAGGTATAAAAACTATGGTTCTCTCCGTACCAGTTAATTGTAACTTTATACTTGGATTTTTCAACCATTAGTGATTCTCCTTCCACTTAAGATTAAAAACTCCCGGGTAAAAGATTCTTTCGAAGCCTTTTCTTACCACCAGTATCTTACCGGTAGAACTTGACTTATGAGGCGGAAATCCGCTTTTATAGGTAAACTTCTGTCCGTCTGCAGATTTTAAAACTTCATTAACTTTAACCTCCCTACCCCCGTCTTTATGTACTAAAACCCATCTTACTGTCCAGCCGCTCATTTTAAGCCTCCTTTGTTTTCTTTTTGTATCTTTTTAAAGATTCAACTCTGTTTAGTTTAAAATCCAGCCGGTTGAGCTGATCCAAGGCTAAAAGCAGGGAAATTCTCTCGTTGGGTAAAGTGGATTCAGATAGAACCAGTTTTGTAATAGCAGTCTTGGTTCTGGCCAGAGTACCGGCGTTGTGGAATAGTCTTTCAAATGACCATTTCTGTGTGATAGTTTGAACTTTTTTCTTTTTGTACGGGTTTTTCCAGATTGTTACCATTTTATCCTCCTTTAATAATTATCATAAATTGTTCTTGCGTGTTCAAAGCAGAGTGTATCCAAGTTGTCCTTTCCAAATTCGGCTATGAACATTTCTACTTGAACCGGGGTGAACTCTTTGTCAAAAAGAGAAATGGAAATAATTTCTACCTCGGCGTCATAGCCTGGGAAGTCGTAGCTCCGGGGCTCCCCTTCGTGAATTACATAGTCTATGGTTAATGGAAGCTCTATGTTGGTTTCTAATTCAGACATTGTCTATTCTCCCTTTTTTCTTCTTCTTCTTTTTCAATCAAAAGTACGAACTTTACAAGTGTAGAGGCTAAAATCATTTCATTTTTTATACTGTGTGAAGATAGTATACAGCCCAAGGTTGCAAAAATTCTGGTATGGTGCTCAACCCCGGCTTCAGTTGAAAGATCGCATAGGCTAAATAAAACATCATGTACGCTTTTTAAATATTCTGTTGCTTCTTTTTCTGTGGTTATCATTTTAAGCCTCCTTTAAATACAAAATTCATGCGGATCAAAAGGAACAAATATTTTAGTAATAAATAATATTTTAGTAAAAATTTTATGCTCCTTTTTAATTCTATTTTCACAAATTAACTTATTAGAATTACACTGCGGAGATAATAAAGAGTTATAAAAATAAATATTATTTTCATCGTCAGCTAACCAATACTTATCTCGGTAAACTCTAAAAAATTCTCCTTTATCTGGAATTGCTTTTAATTCGTTTGCTTGTCTTTTTATTAAATATCTTTCCATTTTAAATCCCTTTAAATAAAAAGTTTATCAAAACATTTTTCACAAAGCCCGGAGATTTTAAACTCTTTTCTTCCGGCGACTGAATAACAATTTGGTATTGCAAGTTCTTTGCAACTAATACAGAAACCCTTATCCCGGTTCCGTTGAGCGTGTTTACCATAGGCTTTTTCTTGCGTTTCTTCTTTAAACTTTTGTAGGTTTGACATGTTAAGTCTCCTTTATTGGTTGTTGAAATGGTCAAAATTTGACCTTTCTCTGTTCTAATTCAGCTTCAATAAAACCAACAATTTGTTTATTGGTATTAAGTCTTTCTTCCACTGATCCACCGGAATAAGACAGAATGTTTGTTAAAAGAGCTGCTTCACATATTGTGATGTCTTTTAGTGAATCCTCTCTATCTTTTAACAATTCTTCTGTTGATATGTTAGTGATTTTTGTCATTTTCTCCTCCTACCCCAATGGTGCTTTTTGTTTAAGTAAATGCTTCGGGGCTTTATGTTTTGAGTAACTTGGTGGTATGTAATTCCAGTTTGACGGCCAAACGCTTTCAAACCGGGTTTGGGTATTTTGGTAATAGCCTTTCCAAGTATGCCCGATAAAGGTAAATGTAAGGGCTATTATAAGATAAGTTAATAAAGTTTTCATCTTTTTCCTTTAAGCTGGCGGTAAAAGGTTTCTTTTTACTTTCAAACCTAATCTAACTCTTTTAGCTCTTTGCCGATGATCTATATAGTGACCTCGCCCGACTTCTTTATCTTTCCAGTGGGTATAACAAAGAGTATTCGGATTTTGTTTCTCGGTAAGTCTTTGTTTAATTTGTTTTTTACAAGAACTGTAGCTACAAATTGTACTTGATAAAATGTCAAAAGATAGTTTCATTTTAAGTCTCCTTTCATGGTAGAAATCTTCCTGAACGGCCTTCCACTTAATTAATAATTCTTCTAATTTTTTAAATTTATTCATAGTCCGCTCCTAATATTAAATTCATCAGCAGCTTTGCTGCCTGTTGCAATGGTTATTATTTCTCAGCCTCACGTCTTCTAAGATTTTAAAAGCTGCTTCAGTATCTCGACTGATCACGAATGAAGGTGGGGAAGGGGCTTCCATTTCGTACATAATGCAAGCGAGTACTGCCATTTCACGCATTTCGGATGGGGTAAATTGATTAGCATATATCTGCGCTTTCATTGCGTCTACCATGCAGCGGTAAGCATTATCTTGGTCATATTTAGCCTTCATGGTTTTCATATTTATCTCCTTTTTTATTAATACTGTTAAATTGTTTTCTTAAAGCAAAATCTGTTTCTACACAAAGTCTATGTAATTCAAAAGCATCTTCTAAGTGCGGGTACTCGCTCGGAAGTGTTGCAATTATACTATTTATTACTCTGGTAAAACAAATTTGATTAAAGCCTGTTGGTAAATTTATATTTAATTTAAATGTTGGCATTTTTTAATCTCCTTTTCTATTTCTATGTAAAGTAAAATTAATTCTATTAAAATCCAACCAAAATAGGTATAAAAAATAAGGAAGAAAATCCACATCTTTATTCTTTTTTACTCCTCTTTCATCTCTTGTTCAAGAATCTTCTTCATCTCTTCTTTTTCGGTGTTTCTATCTTCAGCAACCATTGCTTTTCTTTCTTCTTTTTCTTCCTCTCTTTTGCTTTCTATAAATTCTTCTATTTCTTCTTCAGTCCTACCATCACTTTTCATTAAACCTACAATCCTCTGCACTTCCGCATCTTCCATTATATCCATTTCCATAGGTATAATATTTCCATCTTTATCTAAAGTAAACAACTCTATCTTTGGGCGTTTAAAAACCTTAACATAAAGCAGCTTATCGGGTCCGGTAAGTTTAGTAATCCCGATGGTTTCAGACATACTTTTGTCGAGCATCTTCTTTTTAAGATGATAAAGCATAATTCGAATTGATTCTTGGTTTTTAGTGTCTGCACATTTAATCAGTGTTGGTTTATTTGTAAGTAAAACTTTTCTTACTGCGTCTTCTAAAACTGACATTTTTACCTCCTTTTATTATACTCCGTTTGGTTTAATCTTCTTGAAATAAAAATCCTTCTGAAATAAACCCGCCTTTATCTAATTCATTAAGAGCATGGTGGGGAACGCTTTTACCGTATAACAAACCTGATAAATACATTCTGTTTATATTACTTATACTGGTAAGTCCGAGTTTTGTCCACCACCAAGCCCCGTCACCGGCATCTGCAACAGCAAGCTCTTCGTCTACCCAGTGTTGAAGTAGTAGTTTATTTTCTTCCATTTAAACCTCCTTTTATTGTGTTTATAGCTTAGTCGCCGGGAATGGGTAATTTTATTTGTTATATTATTCATTATACTGGTAGTATACACCAATTTAGGTTAGATGTCAATGTAAATTTGTTAGTTTGTGCATTTATATTGTAGTTACATTTATCGTGTAATATTGTTATGCATTTATACATTTATGATGTAAATGCCTATGGCTTCCCCACACATATTCTTTTGACCTTTCTTAGATCTCTTGTCCTCTAAGGCTTTTTCTTTACTTCTTTTTTTTTTTTTTTTTTTTTTTTTTTTTTTTTTTTTTTTAAAAATAAAATAAATAT